TAGAGGAGGGTCCGTAGGAACTGGCATAGCAGTTCCAGAGGGATTCGGTGCCAAAGTAGGCAACGGAGTGTCGGTAGGAACCGGACCACCAGTTGCTGTTGGAAACGGTGTTAGGGTTGGCATCGGTGTATCAGTAGGGACTGGCATTGCGGTGCCTGTTGGCATCTGTGTCAATGTTGGAAATGGTGTTGGAGTTGGTGCAGCCGTCGATGTTGGAAACGGTGTCGGTGTTATAGGCATATATTTCTCCTAAAAAATAATTATAGCATTCAAACATTCTATCATTCGAACTTTATAATCATTCTCTAGGCTCAGCCTACAATTGTGCTATCTATACACCAATAAGTATATATGCTTACTGTATTAATTTTATGATACCAAAAATTGTACATATTTCTTGGAAAACAGAAAAAATATTTTCTGGGAAATCTTTTATGATCCAAAAAGGATTGCAAAATCTAATCAAATTGAATGCAGATTGGAAAGTTTATTTTAGCAACGATGAAAAAGTAGATGCCTATCTCAAAGAGAATATTAGCCAAGTTGATTACGAATTGATAAAACCAAAAACTATAGTAGAAAAATTAGACTTATGGCGGCTGCTAAAAATGTACCTTGAGGGAGGCCTTTACATAGATTTAGATAGATTTTACAATATTCCTTTATCACAAATAGTCACAAATGGCATTCGTTGTGTGTTGCCTACTCATCTTGACCATGATTTTTCACAGGATTTAATGCTGTGCGCTCCAAATAATCCTATGTTTTTAGACGCTGCTAATTTAAACATGCACAGAAGACGCATGGGGTGGAACCATATTTACGGTTTGGGTCCTCAGACTTACATGAACGCAGTCACTAAAAATTTGACTGGACAAATAATTGAATCAAGTCCCGGCGAAGAAACCATGCAAAAACTCCGAGAACAAATTGAAAAAACCGGATTTGCTAAAACATACAGAGAAGTCCCATGGAAAGATACTCTGGTGTTTAAAGCAACACCAGAGTTTGAAAATGTTGATTATGAATTAGAAAAAAAACTCATGTACGAAGAATTTGAAATGCATCATTGGACAGGCACGTTTTAAACATCCCCTACCCATAGATATCCAGAACAAACCAAAGGTATAACTTCTGGGATCTGCTGTATAGTCTTGTCTATTAATCCACCGTCAGGTATTTCCATGACTTTTACCTGCGTTACATTTTCTGTAATCGTAATGTAACCAGTTCTTTGAATGCTGGTGCCATTGATTAATCCTGTATCAACACTTCCTGCATCGCCTTCCACAGCTATAATATTTCTTTGTAGCTTCAATATTTCTGCTGGCGTTGGCGTAGGAGTAGGCAGAACAAAAATCTGTCCATACACTGAACTTGGTGTAAATGTTGAAGACTCTGAACTTTGCACAGTAACTTTCTGGCCAAACGGCATCAAAGCAACTGTATTGAAGTATTGACCGGGTTCAATAACGTAAACCAAATTACCTACAGTAATCACCATGTCAACAGAACTATTATTTGTTAATTCGATGTATACTTGTTGCGGCGTAGGATCGTTCTGCATGAACTGCAACAGTAAATTAATTCCTGAACCTCCACCATTATTGAATGCGTATCCTTCCTGTGAAGGCACAATATTAGTAACATTCATATTGTTCTGATAAGGAACCAAAATGTAATTGTTAGTTGCTGGATACACGGGAGTTGGCTGTGGTGTGTATGTCGGTACCGGCGTAAACGTTGGCAACGGCGTTAAAGTTGGGAAAGGCGTTACAGTTGGCACTGGCGTTACTGTTGGCTGTGGCGTGTCAGTAGGTAAAGGTGTTGGACTACCCGTAGGAGTTGGATCCTGAGTTGTAGTCGGGAATGGCGTTACGGTCGGAACAGGACTCAAAGTCGGTTGTGGAGTGAAAGTTGGCTGAGGAGATTGAGTTGGTTGCGGTGTTAAAGTCGGGAAGGGACTTTGTGACGGAAATGGCGTGGCCGTTGTTGTCGGACTTGGTGAAGGGCTAGGACTAGGAGTCGGGCTCGGACTGTTTGTCGGACTTGGTGTCGGTGACGGACTATGCGATGGACTCGGACTTGGTGTCGGTGACGGACTATGCGATGGACTCGGAGATGGACTAGGGCTATTGCTCGGACTTGGTGATGGAGTTGGACTAGGACTCTCGCTTGGCGTTGGAGTTGGACTCGCAGTCACAGTAGGTGTTGTAGTTGCTGTTGGACTCGGTGCTATTCTATAACCGATAAAACCATTTAATCCACCTATAATATTAACCCAACTAGTGTCTGCATATACTGTTTGCACAGGACTACTGTAATTTACAGTGGTATTATTTCCAAGATTACCAAAAGTATTTACACCCCACATCCAGAGCGTACCATCGGATTTTACAGCTCCTGCTGCACTAGTAGCAACCCCTATAAACCTCCAGTTAGTTGCAGAACCTATTTGAAGGGGAGAAGAAACGTCTGTAATAGAATTATTAGCGTTTGCTCCGTTAGTTCCGGCCCCCCATATCCATGCAGTGCCATCTTTTTTCACAGCGCCTACATTTAAGTTTCCAACCGCTACGTAACCCCAATCATTGGATGTGCCAATTTGTGTCCACGAACTTCTATTTGTGGTGGAATTAAGTCCCGTCCTGCCATTTGACCCCATTCCAGTTGCCCAAAGCGTACCATCTTTCTTAAGTCCTATACTATAGCTGTTTCCAGTTAATATATCCTGCCAACTACCTGTTGCGTCTATAAGCACTGGAGTGGAAACATTCACTATGGTACCTATTCCTAATTGTCCAACAGTGTTTTCCCCCCACGCAAAAGTATTATTGCCACGCCATCCAAAAACTGACCCATTACCATATGCAGAACAACTTATTTTTGTCCAATCAGTTGCGGCACCTACCTGTACAAATGATGATCTGCCAACCGCAGTATTTGTGCCTAAAGCACCATTATTTCCTTGCCCTGCCATCCATAATGTGCCATCTTTTTTAATTGCTCCAACAACAACACCACCAGATACAGATGCCCAAACTCCTGTTGCTGGATTAATTACTGGACTAGAATAACTAGAAACGTTGCCAATACCAAATTGGCCATTGCCATTAGCACCCCACAGAACAAGGTTCCCATCAGCGGTTACGCAAGCAAAATTGCTGTATATACCTGCAACTTGTGCCCAAGAATAATTAGGCATTATCACAGGAGAAGATGAGTTAACAGCTTTTGTCACTTGGGCTAATTGCCCTGTGGTTCCAATACCCCAGCCGAAAATATCTCCTTGCACAGGAGGAGTTGGCAACGGTGTTAAAGTTGGAGTCGGAGTTGGATCTGGCAATCTAATTCCAAAAGAAGTATATTCTCCACCACCTAAGGCATACCAAGCGTTTGTGCTTGGTCCTATCTGCAAGGGGGAACTTCTACTTACAGTTCCATTACCTAGATTTCCTGTTCCACCAATACCCCAAGACCAAATTGTACCATTTGTTTTTCTTGCCATTCCGTAATAGTAATTGCATTGCACCTCAGCCCAATCATTTCCAGTTCCCATTTGTGTGGGACTGGATCGTGATATTGTGTTTCCAAGACCTAATGCGCCATTACCGCCAGTGCCCCACATCCATAGGGTGCCGTCCTTTTTAATTGCACCAACACAGTTAGTAGTTCCAGAAAATGAAGCCCAATCTGTTGAAGTTCCAATTTGCGTAATACTTGAGTAATTTGTAAGGACACCCGTTCCAGTTCTTCCTTCATATGCGCCATTCCCAACAGCCCATAAAGTGCCATCAGCTCTTAAAGCAATAATTAGTGATGTTTGGAAAGGAGGAGCTAATCCTACAGAAAGGTAAGCACAATCAATATAATTATTTGCATTACCTATTTGTACTGGAGAACTTCTGCTTATAAGATCATTTTGGCCTAATTGACCAATTGAGTTATCGCCCCACGCCCACAAGGTCCCATCAGTTCTAATCGCAACTGTATTAAATGGACTAGAGAAAGAAGTAGTGCGAACTACTGACCAGCTTCCTGCAATCTGAACCGGACTGCTCCTGCTGACTACCACTCCATCTCCTATACAACCATTTGCGCCTGTGCCCCACATCCATAGGCTACCGTCAGATTTTATGCCGCCGCAGTTATAACCCGTGCAAACAAAAACCCAGTTATTTTCTAACCCTACTAGCACAGGACTTAGAGCTGCTACTGTGGTATTTCTTCCTGATTCCCCGCTTGCACTTCTGCCCCAAGTATACAATTGTCCATATTTTAATAGTGCAGAACTTTTACCAGTTGTTGGAACAAATGGATCTATGCTAGACATAACCAAAACAGGACTGTTAACATTTACTGTAGAATTATTTCCTACAAGTCCTGTGGTACCATTTTGACCCCATCCATAAAGATTGTAGTTATTTGTTGTGGGAGATGGAGTTGGTGATGGACTTCCCGAAGGAGACGGCGAAGGTGTTGGAGAAGGCGTGTTGGTAGGCGTTGGAGTAGGGCCATCAGCCTGAACCCATAATTGCTGATTATTATATCCAAGATTAGTAAAAGGACCAGAGCCAATCAAAATTTGAACAGGACTGCTTCTGTTTATTGCAAAACCGTCAGCTATTTGACCATATGTGGATGCTCCCCAACTCCATAAAGTCCCATCTGTCTTTACGCCTTTATAACCGTCACCTTGTGCGGTAGCCATCGTCCAGCTACCAGCGATTTGAATGGGGCTACTCTTGTTTATTACTGTCCCATCTCCTAAATTTCCTACACTATTCAAACCCCAAACCCAAAGGGTCCCATTCTTCTTCAAAGCCATGTTGTTACTCTGACTGCAGCAATATGCCCAATCAGTGCCTGCGCCTACTTGAGTCCAACTACTAACAGCAGTTACTCTGTTTAGTCCATTGTTTCCAGAAGTTCCGTCTCCAGTAGCCCACAATGTGCCATCTGTCTTAATTGCAAAGCTGCTCTGACCGCAAGCAATTTGTGACCAGTTAGATGCAGTTCCTACTTGCACTGGACTAGATACAGAAACGGTAGTATTTCGCCCCTGTTGGCCACTTAGATTGCTACCCCATGACCACAAACTACCATCGGTTTTAATTCCAAAAGCACAACCTGCCTGTTGGTTTGCAGTTACAAAAGTCCAATTATTTTCCGTCCCTATTTGAATCATCGAAGAAATGTTTATTTTAAGACTATTTCCAATTCCTCCTTGAGATCCATTCCCCCATGACCAAATTGTGCCATCATTTTTTAATGCAACAAAGAAATACCCACCACCAACCATACTCCAAGTACCATCAGAAGTAATCTGTATTGGGCTACTAACACTTATATTTGTAGTATCATTTCCCAAAGCGCCACTATTTCCAGATCCCCACGTATAAACATTTCTGTCTATACCTATAGCAGCCATAGTACTGCTACCAACTGGCATCTGATACCAACCCGTGGTGCTCATTATGATCGGGCTTGATGTTTGAACAGTAGAATTGTTTCCTAAATTACCGAAACTGTTATAACCGCAAGCATAGACTCTAATTGCCATAGTTTACACCTTAACCTTGGGGATAACCATCAGTAATCAAAGGAATTACATCAGGCAATTGCTGTATTTGTGTATTTATGCAGCTACCATCTGGTAATTCCATTACTTTTACCTGAGTTACATTTTCTGTAATGGTCAAATAGCCAGTTCTTTGCATGCTTCTGCCATTGATTACAGAAGTATCCAAACTGCCTTCGTCGCCTTCTACTGCTCTTACGGTTGGTGTCAGTTTTAGCCTGTAAGCACAATCTGCAGGTGCATTTACATAAACCGCTCCTGTAACAGAACTTGCAGGGAAGAATCCTCCTGTCAATGCGCCAACTGTCATGATTCCATTCTGTGGTACAGCAAATGTCTTGTCGAAATTCTCAGAGGCGTAAACCGCATAATTTATGCTATTTACATTTACCAAGAATGTCTGGGTAGAGTTATTCCTTAAAGTAATTCTTACACTTTGTGTAGAACCACTTATTTGAACAAATCTAATGCTGGGGCTGCCCATGCCTGTGCCCATATTTCCAAAAGCCCAACCTTGATAAGGCATGGCTATAGCAGCTACAGCAAAATCAGTTGATGCTTGGACTTCAATGTCTTCTGGAACTACTTCTCCTGTGTAAGTTCTAGTTCCTGTAGCTCCCACTGAATCCGTTGACTGAATGGTTACGGAGTAAGGGCCAACTACTGTAGGCGCTCCATTAATCGTTCCGCCAACATCTAGAGTTAATCCAGCAGGTAAAGCTCCGCCAACAACAGAATACGTGTAAGCAGGAGTTCCGCCTACTGAGTAGCACCCACCCATAAATGTGATGCCTTGCACCATTGCATTTAGTGTTGGTGGCTCTACGCTAACAGGCGGATTAATTGTCCATGTGTAGGGCTGATCTCCTGTTGCTGTTGGTGCGCCGGAATCAACGACATGAACATTGAAACTGAATGTTCCATCTACATTTGGTGTTCCACTTAGCAAACCACTTGAATCCAAAGTTACACCAGCAGGCAAAGATCCACTATTGATGCTGAATGTGTAAGGAGATGTCCCGCCACTTGTTGTCAACAATTGATTAAAGGAAATGTTAACAGTCGTATCGCCTAAAGTCGGAGGACTTATTGGAAGTATTCCCGGTGAAGGACTCGGAGAAGGAGTTGGACTTGGCGATTCGCTCGGTGTCGGACTTGGCGTTGGACTAGGACTGTCACTGGGGGTTGGTGACGGTGTAGGACTTGGACTGTCGCTAGGAGTAGGCGACGGACTTTCCGATGGACTTGGACTCGGAGTAGGACTTGGGCTCTCGCTAGGTGTCGGTGTTGGACTCTCAGAGGGAGAGGGAGTAGGACTTTCTGATGGAGTTGGTGTCGGGCTCTCGCTAGGTGTCGGTGTTGGACTCTCACTTGGAGTCGGACTCGGTGAATCCGATGGTGTTGGTGACGGCGTCGGACTTTCTGATGGACTCGGCGTTGGTGTAGCAGTTGGATTGGGACTGACTGTAGGACTTGGTGTTTCTGTTGGTGTTGCCATTCCAGTAGGGAAAGGTGTCCCTGTAGGAGCTGGTGTGCTACTAGGACTGGGTGACGGCGATGCACTCGGTGTAGGTGACGGACTATTTGATGGACTAGGACTTGGAGTAGGACTAGTACTACTACTAGGTGTAGGAGTAGGTGTTGGATTAGGACTAACTGTAGGACTTGGTGTTTCTGTTGGTGTTGCCATTCCAGTAGGAAAAGGTGTTCCAGTTGGTATAGGTGATTCACTAGGACTAGGAGAAGGCGTTGGGCTTGGTGATTCACTAGGTGTCGGGCTAGGAGATTCACTAGGTGAAGGACTTGGCGTTGGTGTAGCAGTTGGACTAGGACTAACTGTAGGGCTTGGCGTCTCTGTTGGTGTTGCCATTCCTGTTGGGAACGGTGTTCCAGTCGGTATCGGTGACTCACTGGGACTAGGTGAAGGCGTTGGGCTTGGTGATTCACTAGGTGTCGGACTAGGAGATTCACTAGGTGAAGGACTTGGCGTTGGTGATGGGCTTCCCGATGGACTAGGCGTTGGTGTAGCAGTTGGATTAGGACTAACTGTAGGACTTGGTGTTTCTGTTGGTGTTGCCATTCCTGTTGGGAATGGTGTTCCAGTCGGTATCGGTGACTCACTGGGACTAGGCGAAGGAGTTGGAGATGGACTCTGACTTGGTGAGGGACTTGGAGTAGGAGATTCAGTGGCGGTAGGTGTTGGGCTTTCTGTCGGTGTAGGAGTTGCTGGAGCAATGAATTCTACTGTTCCCGTAACATCATTTGGCGATACATAAACACCAGCGTCCGTCTCGATTGTTACCTTATCACCACTTACTACAGCAAAACTTATTGTTTGAGGAGGACTACCTGCAAAAACTGTTCCTTGAGATACGCCGTTCTTAAGTACATACGCCGAAGAAGCAGAACCACCAGCAACAGTAATAACAGCCTTAGCAGTACCAACAGCACAATCCACATTGAATACAATCTGGGGCTGTGTTGATAATGCAAAAAACTCAGGGACGTTAGTAGTTGTATTGCTCATAGTTTACCTTATGTATTTGCCCACATTTGTATTGATTGCGGATAGCTTGGTGCGCCAGAAACATTCAAAGCCAATGTTGTCAAAGCGGGAGTGTTACCAAGATAGAACGCTCCATTCACAGCACCAGATACATTGCCCAATCCGCTTGCCATGAAATCCGATACAAACTGATCGCAACCATTTATAAACACTATGCAATTAGGATTATTTGCGAATAACCAATAAGAATCACTCGGCAGCTGGAACGACTGGATATTACTATCACCAGTAAACGTGACAGTATATTGATTGCCAGAACCATAGGAGGAAGGCCACGGCTCTGGGACGAAACAACTTCCGCCACCACTAATTAATGGTCCGCCTCCGGGCGTTGGCGATGGTGTAGGCGCTATCGTAGGACTTGGCGTTGGTGGTGCAGGAGTCGGTGTGGGACAAACTGTATACTTTATTGTTCCTGTTATTTTACCCGATGCTACAGTACTTCCGTCTGGTATTGAAACAGTAGCTGAATTGCCGTTTACAAGATAATCATTGAAAGTCTGGCTATTTCCAGCAGTAACAGTACCCAAAGTACCATTAGTATCAACAACCGTGACGGTAGGAGAACCAGCAGCCACATTGACTGCTATTTCAACACATCCGTCACATACCATATTGAACTTTACTTGATCTGTTGCCATTTTTCCTCTTTATTTTATTCAAACCAAACAGTATAAGGCCCGGGGCCACCACCAACAGTAGAACTAGTGTAAGCTAATCCAACCAAAGTTACACCGGCCAAGTTCTTACCAGCACCTGTCATGTCGCTATATTTTAAATTCTGCACACCTATGGGATTAGTTGCTCCCGGGCATCCTGCATCATTTCCTGTGTAAGCGGCTCTCTGCAATCCAGCACTATCTAACCCAACATCTACAGCATTATCTATATGCAGTATCCTTCCTGTTGTATCCATTTGGAACCAAACAAAGCTTGTTGGGTCTCCAGCATTTGCCGATTGGAAAGTTACCGACATTGTAAATCCTGACCCATAACCTGTTGGGCTGCTTGGAGCACAAGCATCAGTGCTAAATCCAGCCGCCGGTGTAGGCGATGGTGTTGGCGGCACTGGAGTTACAGTAGGCGTTGGATTAACAATCACATTATTGAAGAAACTGAATCCATTATTAGGACTTGATAATTGTGCAGTACTAAAGTTGTTGGTAGATCCGTCAACAGTAATACACAACGCCGCCGATGTCGGAGACGGCGTTGGTGCTGGTGTCGCACTCGGTGATGGCGAAGGTGTTTCTGTAGGTGAATTTGTAGGTGCAGGCGTAGCCGTTGGCGACTCAGTAGGAACAGGCGTTGCACTAGCTGACGGATTTGGAGTTGATGCTGGTGTGGCTGTTGGTGACGCTGTAGGCGCTGGCGATTCGCTCGGCGAAGGACTTGGTGTAGGTGTCGGCGGCGTAGTCGGCGCTGGAGTTGGAGTAGGTGTTGCCTGTGCAATGGCTATACTAAACCCATCTTGAGATGGAGGTAAAGTTGTGTATATAAAATCCACATTGCTAAAAACAGAAATACAACTAGGCATGCCAACTCCATAGTATGGGACTATAGAGTTATATATTAAAATATATGAATTATTAGACTATTAATTTAATACTACTTTCAGGCTGCCTACCAAATATACTGCCAATATGTCTAAATGAAATTTGTTTCCAAGAATGTGAACAAGAAAAGCCTTTAAAATTACTATCAGAGCTATCACCAAAAATCTTACTATTTTGTAATGATTGAGAATAATTTAAACTGTTTTTGTAAAGAAAAAACGGAGTCGCCCTGTCTAATGGTACGCCTGTTAAATTAGCATCACACCTTACTCTTATCATGCCTTATACCATACCAAGTGTACTGCGACATCGTTTTGCTGCCCCAACAATAACAAAAATTGTCATTGTAATTAAATATCTTGGTCCAACTCCAATACCAACTTCTCATCCAATGACAAGAAAATGATCTGCCATACTTGGGGGCACTTTCCAATGTCTCGCCCCTTACTATATACATTTCAGGTTTTAGCCTAAACAACATACTTCTCCAAATATTTCCTTAGCACATTTCAACTGGTCATACCTCAAGTTGTAACAGTCTTCCATAACCGAATACCTGTTAGAGGGATCGTATTCCCCCTTCTGTAGAAACTTGGCCTCCGCCATGTAATCACTCTTAGGATAATACGACATTACAAATACTTTTTCGGGACCAGCGTCTTTGATTGGAAAATAAACCCTGCAAAAAATGTAAAAGTCACATTCTTGCGCTTTGCTAAATTTGCAGATGCTCGCATCATAAGTCATCTTCGGAATAACGCTCGTCTTCTTAGACTTAACGTCATACCGCTTATCGTTCAAAATAAAATCGTAGTCCCTTGTTGACGGCTCAAATGGAATACCCAATGCTTTCTTTACAGCATACTCACCTACATAACCAACATAATTTCCCTTGCCACGCATAAAAGAAGTTCGGTTACTTCCTTGTGCTATAGCTTTCTCTTTTGCTGCATTTAAAATTTCCTGATCCAAGGGTAACTCTATCATTTTATTCCTCGCAATAATTATAAAATTATATGCATTGCGAAGAAATAAACATTTTCAACTTTTATTTTTTTTCTCAGTCCTTTTCAAATGAGCTATCCTCCTCTTAGCAATCTTCTCGTCATATTTTTCTTTGCTAACCCACCTTTCAAATCCGCAATGAGAATATTCCCAAAATACTCTGCCTAGAACAGGATCTATATCCCCTCTCTTCCTACGTAATTCAGGATTGTCAATCGTATGCTTTAACCTTTCATTCCTGAGTTCATTACACCTTTCCTTGATTTTAATTCTATTTTTGAGCTTATGCTTGATGTTTCTTTCTTGTGCGGCCTTGATGCATCTTTGCGCCTCTTCATATGTGCCATAAAAAACTTTATGACCATAAATTCTTCGCACATACAAATTAGGATTAGTCGGATGACGATCACCAACTACACAAGATGGTGGTGGTAATTTCTTGCAACGACTATGATAATTGCGGCAGGTTTTTCTAAGTTTGAATATCCAAGCTTTGTATTCTTCAGCAGTTTTATAAACCGCTTTACCACTTGTGCTAACATAAGCAAAATACAGTCCGGTTTCAGGTATAAATTTTCCTCTATAGTTTCTTTCCTCTGGAGGCAGTTTGCTCTGCTCCTCTTTGTATCTTTCTAAATGTCTCTTATTTCTGGACTTTACACTATTCTCCATCTTTGCAAATGATTCTGGTGTTAACCAAATAGGACGACCCAAGCACACTTTTCCATCGTATTTCCAAAATAACCTACCGTCTTCCCTTATATCACCCTTCTTGAACTTAATGGGCTGCTCCACATCTTTCTCCCAGTCCAACAATTGCAAAAACTGAATCCCAATGTTGTAATCGGTGTACTGTAAATTTGCAAGGCAAATACCCTTGAATATGAAACACAATATGAACGGAATAGCATGATAAAATCCTCTTGCTTTTCAATTTTACTTTTGTTACTATTTTTACGAGGGCTTCTAGCTCAATCGGTTAGAGCAAACGACTCATAATCGTTCGGTTCTCGGTTCAAGTCCGAGGAAGCCCAAATGGAGAGTGTCCTCGACGGTTTTGAGGGCAGTTCTTATAAAGCTGTACATAAGGTTCAACTCCTTAACTCTCCAATCTACTCAATCGAGCTTAAGTAATCGTGGTCGCTCAAGCTAACCTGACCTGCTCTTAGTGGCTTTTCTCTACTAATTTTACGACCCAAATGCTTTGTTGCATTCCATAAAATTTGTTTGCAATAAGTTAAAAATTTGGTTTCCATAATTAATGGCCGATCAACGGGCGGAATTAAATTAGCAGGGAGAAATTTTTTACAAAAGTCTTTTAGAATTTGTTCCTGATAATCTCCAAACTTCTGCCTGCTAGCACCATGCCTAGTTCTATTTTTCCAAAGGTTTTCTAATTCCTTCAAAATAAACTTGCTTGTTTTATCTAACTTTGCAGACTGCAACGCTGTTAAACTGCTGTCAATATACACCTGTCTTTTGTAGTAACTAGCAGCCCTCAACACGGCAACCATTAGTTCTTGTGAAACATCCTCAAGATCAAACTGGTGATTATTAGCACTGTTTTTCCTGATAAGTTGCCAAGAAGCATAATAACAAAGCTGTCCGAATTTTTTATCTAGCTTGATATACTCATCATTGCTTACTGGAAAGTTTTTAAAAACTGATAACATAATCTACCTTTTTCCTATGGATGTCATTTTCGCTAAGTTTCTCCCTAGTTTTGCTGAAACGTTCAACTTTACTGATAGAAACCGTGAGGGCTTTTCCAGAACGGTCTTTGCCTTTCTGTAAGCCTCTTCCAAATTCCTCTTATCACCAGAAATACAATACCCGTCATGTACCGTAAACATGACCTTAAAAAGCGATTCTGCGACCTCTTGCAGGTTCACAAGGGCTTCGAGGCAAAGAAGGGCAGAAGGTGCCTGTATTGCGAAATTTCGAGCCTTAAACGAGTCGCCAGAAGGGAACCTACGGATCCTTCCAAACCTGTCAGAAACTGCTTGGTTTTCCTCTGCCAATTTTTGAGCATTCTCAACAAATGCAAAACTTTTTGAAAACTTATTTCTCATGTTGTGCAAATAGATTGCTGCTTGGTCCAGACTTATATCAAGGCTTTTGGCCAAGCCTGAAGCACCTTGACCATAGATGCATGGCAAGAACATTTGTTTGGCAATTTTTCTTGCTTCTGTGTTTGTTGTCCCTGTGACAGCTTCAAATATTTTTTCATAAACTAGCTTCGGATGATTAGTAATTATTTCTTTCAATTGGTCATCTTCAGCCAATTCCGCCAGAACACTAACTTCCATATTGTTGTAATCAAACCAAACAAACATTTCGGATTCCTTAGTTAAATGCAGATCAGCCTTTTCATCATCAGACAAGCTGTGAGGGTTGTAACAACGTTTGTATTCACAAATGCAAGATAATCTGCCGTTAGTCTGACCTTCTACAACGAAGTTCGGGAAAACCATAAGCCCAAGGTTGTTGTTAATCAGACCATTGCTTTCTATTGCTGGCAAAGTCTTAACAATTAATTTTGAAAATACGTTGGAATAAGTCTTGAGTGCTTCTTCATTACCAAGCCATTCTTTGAGGTGTTTGGCCTGAAGTGCAAGGTTGCCAACAGAGCTTTCTTTGCTGTAGTAGGATTCAAACCATTCTAAATCAAATACGTTAGCTATGTCCAAAAGTTTGTTGTTAAGCCTACGGAAAAAAGTAAAAAGTATTTTGAAATCATGACCGACAAATACAGTTCGCTTTGCCTGATCCATTTTTTCAAGAATATTTGTAAATAGCAAACAATTGCTGGCGTTCAGCGGAAATGTAACAGAGAGGCCTTTTGAATTTTCAAATTTTATGCGCACCTGTAACTTAGCTAGAGTGGTAGAATCAAAGGATTTTGGATCCCATGTAACGAAGATAACTTTTGTTTGCTTGAAGAAATCAAACAACTTAGTTGTTATGTCTTGCAATTGCATGTAATCTCCTTGCATTAATTCTAACATTCTACCACAAATATAACAAATTGCAAGAGATATGAGAATTCTTTAATCACCACTACAGACCGAGGGGCGGGTTCTTAAAGAGCCGTTTTAAAAAACAATAGATAATTTAAGTGTTATCTACTGTGTTTAAAGGGTCTTTAAGATACTCGAATGACTTACTTAACTGTTTACAACTCTTAACCTTAATTCCTGTCCATACCACCTTGAGTAATACTCATTCTTGTATGGAACTACCCGCCTAAATTGGATTGGAATAAGGCACACCTTGTTGTTGTTGCCAGTACTAAGGATCTCGTGGGTACCCTAGGGGTTCATCCTAAGTGATCTGAATAAATAACCGACTAGGTTAAGAATTCTTGATCATTAAGACCCAGCATGGTTTTTCCATTTCCTTATTTCCACAGGTGTTCAGTTAAAACACAAGTTTTATGAAGGAAACTCGATGTACTTTCAGGCCGTTAATTCGCCTTACTCATGCATGCAATATTTTAGTGCTTCCGCCATTGTCAAACATAAATAAACTGACTAGGATTAAACTTATGAATTACGATCCAGAACTAAGCATGAAATTTAATTTTGAAGGCCCAGAGGATACGGCATACAGAATATGTTGCGTCTGGATTAAACACTCAAGAACGCTTTTCCCTACATACATGCATTCAAAAATACCGCAATTAAAAAATTTACGCAAAAGTGTTCTCTTTAGAACAATTCTCAAGTTAATTAAAGAAAGACAATTCAAAACCATAGAGGAATACGAATATTTCATCAAAGCACAATTAACACTGTTTAAAAAGATACAACAACAAGGTTTACCTGTGTTAGTTGAGCCTGTTATTTTAACAGGAGAGCCAGCAGAAAGACGTTGGTTCTATTGGAAGAAATTAGTAGCAGAAGCCAATAAGTTAACAAAACAAACTTATTCCATGCAAGATTCAGACATGGAATATGATTTGATAGTTAGTTTAAAGGAAATACAAAATATTTGCGGTGCTAATTTAACATTTGAGACATTCAATTCAAAAAGTAGCAAGGTTAGAACTGCTGCTATTTTAAAAAAAATAAAGCCAATTTACTTTTACTTGTCGGAATGGGTTAAAAAATTGCCAGAAGAAATTAAAAAAGATCTGTATGAAAGAACGGATGCGGTAAGTTTTGATAAATTTAACGTGGATAATGCTAAAAAGATTTATCAAGATTTATTTGCATTTGAGACTAATATGTCATGAATGCTTCCATAACACAGCTCATGATTTGTTTTTCTGGCTGGTTTGGAGAAAAATATTCATCCCATTCGCTTGGTGCTGGCTGCCACTCTCTTTGTTTAACAGGCGATACAACATCATATCCCCAGCATCGTAAGAGCCCTACTTCTGGAAGATATTGCCAGTTGATAAGGAATTCTTCGGCTTTCAGTGAATTAGGAACACCATTTCCATAACCTTTAAATGTAAAACTAATGATATAGTTGTTATCATCTAGCTTTACAGTACCTTGATAAACCATAATAGCTGGGTGTTTTAGTTTGACTGCCTTGCTGAAGTTGTAAACTAATTTTGCAAATTTATTCTGATAATTCTTGTTTGGAGCCGGATAAGGCTCAGACATGATTTGTTTTAGTTTATCATAAATTTTGACTGCAAGAATTTCCTCACCGGGATCATTTGGACCCCTGTGGTTGTAATCATTTGTTAGCGGTATTACAAGTCTGCACAAAGGAATTAGATTACCTACTGCATCTGGAACATATCTTCGTATTACAAATTTATAAGATCCGTATGGAGAGCTGGTTACTGTAATCTTTCCTAGTCCATGTCCGTATGACAATTGAGTCTTCCATATATCATTTGCTTCTTTGCCATCCAATCTTCCAGTATCAGCCAAAGCATTAAGGCATTTTTCAACGTCAAATACTTCGATGGGTTCAAGCTCATAGAATGGAGTTTGAATAGCAGTGACATTTGGCCTAAATCCATACTTAACTTCTGGACTTTTTCCAAGCCATTCTTTAAAAAGCATTTTATAGTTCATTAAAAATACCTAGCATCATTGTAAATATATTTATGGCAGTTAAACTAGAATTTTCGAGCTGGCTCCAAGAAGCCATACAGAATCAAGAAAATAATTATCTTGATATTCTTCGTAGTGCATTTGATTTAGGCGGAATAGGCAACCGTGGCGAACTGAGAAAGCAGCCTTTAAGGAATCTTGAAACCCAAGAAGTTCCCGGTCCTAAAGGCACTTCAATGCAAATGGGTGTAAAAAACACCATTAAAAATCTGCAGTTTTACAAGGAATTGCCAGAAAACGATCCAAGAAGGAAGCAATTGGACTCTGTAGATGAAATTGATGGCACAATTGGAGACATTGTGGACATCATGACTGGCAATCCTTAATCTAATATTTCAATTGAATGCCCTTGTTTCTGCAAAATCTTTACTCTTTTCATACTGTGTTTGTGCAAATAAGGATTGGTTTCAAATATGAAATCAATATAAAGCAACTCTTCTTTGTCCTTTGCAGTTCTTAAACCTCTACCCATTCTTTGGATAATTTGATGATCAGCTTGGCCGCCCGCAGCATTAATTAACGTGTGAACAAATACGTTAATTCCGGTATTAAATATACCTTGAGTAGCAATTGCAATACAATTTTCTGATTTTTGTAGTTGCTCAATTACTTGTTTGCGAGTTTCATCATTGTCTTTGCCTTGAACCCAGAGAGCATTTGGAATTAGACTTTGCAGTGTATCGCCATGTGCCAGACGATCCACAAGAATCAATGTTCTGCCAGATTGGGCAGTAGCTAATTCAACAACCTTTTCATGCAAAGTGTTGTTTTCAACGATACCAAGGTTTACGGCATCTTGATACAATTCATATTCGAGGTCAGGACTGTTAATTTTGTGGAATATGCAACGGCTTTTTGAGAGTCTTCCTCTGTTTTGCAATTCCTGTGTTGTAACAATTCCAGTCTCAGTTGATTTAATTTTAAAAGGAGGGCCAAAAAAACCTTTAACATAAAACTTTTGAATTTTGTCGCTATCACCAAATTTAAATGGTGTAGCACTAACTGCTATTCTAACACTGCATTTCTTTAACATGCGGTAAACGGCTTTGGGGGCGGTACTCATCATGTCGTGAATTTCATCGACTAAAAGAACTTCAACCTCTGGCAAGAGATCAGCGGCTTTGGATATAGATTGCACAGTACTGACTGTGATGTCATTTGGTTCGTCAACTCCACCCCAAATCCTTCCAACGTTATGCAGACCCCATTTCGTGTATTCTTCATAGTTCTGAATAGCCAAGGTTTTACGGTTTTGCAAAACCAGAGTTTTAGTACCGGCAGGTAAGCATTTCAAAATTGAAAGCATGGTCAACGATTTGCCAGCGCTGGTTGGAGCAAATATAACTCCACGTTTATTTTTTATAGCAGAATTAACCAAATCGACTTGGTAGTCTTCAAGAGTAATGACAGGCGATCCAGCCGGTGTGCAAGAATGCAAGAATGTGGAATTTATTTCATTTACCGCAAAGTCAACCTTTGTTCTTTGATCTAAGATTTGAACTTCTTCTTTGTGTGCTTTGCAAGCCATAAGTATTTCTGGCAACAGGCCAGTTAGAAATTTGCCATTATTTTTGTTAAAGAAGTTTGTAAAACCATCCCAGATACGCTGACGATAGGCACGATTATGAAAATAATTGCGGTCACGAAAACGCAAGTTGTCGTAAAGAAACTTAGCCAAAGTTTCATTAGTGGTTACAATTTGGCTAATATCGTTTTTTAAAATTATTTTTGCCATTGTTGTTCCTCTGTCTATAATTAATTCTAGGCTTTTTGCTAAAAAATCTTCCACACAAATGTATTAATTATTTGACCCATGAGTCATTTATACTATATGTGACTTTTACGGAGGTCAAGATGCACAGCTTTGAAGATATGTCGATTTATCGGGATCTTATTGATAAGATTGAAAAGAGATTTACGGGCATGACTAAGAAGCAGGAGGATCTTGCCGAAAGAATTGATGACAAAATAAGAGAAACGCAAGAGCTTACATTTTATCATTCGGAATATCAATCCTTACCACGTTCCATCACTTGCAAATAGAAAATGTAGCTATTTTTATTACCCGGTAGAAAACTTCTAGGACTTTGACGATAGGCAGCCATAATTTTGGTGTCTTTGTTTTCGTAATTTAAAAAGTCTTTCAATCTGGTCAAAACGCTGGCTATGAATTCCTTTGAGCCAGTAATACGCACTGTATCTTCCTGAATAGTTGACCCTTCATGGTCATAAGGAATTGGTTTTATAGCGATAGGTGCGCCGGGAGAAAGAGTTCTCCAGAAGCTTAAAATCTGTTCTTTGCTAGCCTTCCAAGGCTTAATTTTATACTTTTCAAGATATTGTTTGGTTGTCATTTTTTGCTGAGGAGCGGCCATAGCCTCTTCAGGAGAAGGGCTTGCGGCCAATGTGGGATCATCTTCAGCAGTTGGAGAAACTTCCTCCAGCCATGTTCTGAACGTTTTCATATAAAATATTTATCAATTAGATATAAATAATATGATGATTACATTTAAGAATTTTGTAAGAAGCCTAATTACAGAGGCCGACGCAGCCCCAGCAGGGGGAGCAGCAGGAGCAGCACCGGCACCTCCAACAGGAGGAGATGCAGGTGGAATGGGAGGCGCACCACCATTGCCAGCAGGTGGAATTGGTGGGGATGCAGGAGGATTAGGAGCAGCGCCACCCGGAGGAGGAATGGGAGGAGGAGCGCCACCACTTGGAGGCGGAGCACCTGATATGGGCGGAGGTTTGGGTGGTGGCATGGGAGGCCCACCACAACAGCCAACCAACATCGATCTCAAAAATACAGATGTTTGGTACAGGATGGATAAATTCTTCGATCAACAGAAAAAAGAAAAAGCAAAATAACTTGCTAAATTAACAGAAAAAAAGTAGAATTAGGTTATGCCAAAATTCCTACTTTTTTCGGATGTTCATGTACATCCGCACAAAAAAAGCCAAGAAAGACTTCAACACTGCATTGAAGCTCTTGAATGGGTGTTTGAAACAGCAAAAGCTAGGAAAGTAGATGCCGTTTTATTTGGCGGCGATTTGCTTCATGATAGACAAAAGATTGATTCACTAACATACAACAAAGTTTTCAATGTTCTTGAAAAATACCAAAATGAATGCTTTAAAACATTCCTACTTCTTGGCAATCATGATCTTTGGTTTGCTACAGATTTATCAGTAAGCAGTGTTAGGCCATTCAAAGCACTCAAAAATTATGAAGTAATTGATCAGACATCAACCCAAGCCATTTGTGGTGTAAATTGGCATTTCATGCCTTACACACACGACCCTGTCGCAGAACTTACAAAACTTGCAGATCGAATCAAAGATTCCTATTTACTTGCACACATTGCAGTGGACGGAGCCAGATTAAATTCTGCCGGTAGTATTGCAGATGTAGTCATTGAACATGATGGTGACATGACAATAGTTGGAAGAGATTTATTCAATCATTACAAAAGAGCTTTTTTTGGGCACTATCACAGTGCGCAGAAGTTGTCGCCTACTGTTGAATACATAGGTAGCCCTTTGCAATTATCATTTGGCGAAGCACACGAAAAGAAACACATTATTTTGTTGGATTCTGATACCAACAAGCTTGAGTACATAGAAAACACATTTAGCCCGAAACACTTCTACATCAAAGATGATGAAATTGACAATTACACAAGTGAAGAATTAGCTAATGGATTTGTTTGTCTTATAACGGAAAACACCGACAGCTTGTCTCATAAAAAGAATATGTCTAAGGTTGTGGAAGATCTTAAGGCATCTTCTGTACAAGTTAAAAAACAGGTTGTTAAGCAAGACGAACATGCAATCGCAGATGTAAAAACCTTGATGGCAAATCAAAACACTTTACTTGAAAAGTATGTTGATCACATAGTTGATTTGAAATTAGACAAGCAGAAGTTAATGACAATTTGTGATAAGATCATAAAGGTTGCAGACGATGCAAAAAATTAATTTCAAACGAGTAGTCGCCAAAAACTTTATGTGTTTTGGCGAAGATGGCATAGACTTACACTTGGCCAGTTATGGCAACATTGTTCTTGTCAAAGGCAAGAACCTAGACAGCTTACGCAAAGGCGAAGAAGAAAAGCTTTCCTCAAATGGAAGCGGCAAAAGCAGTATTCCAGAAATAATTGTTTATGGACTATTTGGCAAAACAATCAAAAGCCCCAAGAAAATCAGCCACAAAGATGTGGTTCATAACAAGACCACCAAAGGTTTGGCGATTGAAATTTATTGGGACAATTACAAAATAGAAAGAAAGAGAAAACCAGATACTTTAAGACTGTGGAAATCTGATTCTGGTGATTTTGACCACGCTGAAGAATTAACACTTGGCGGTATGCCAGCCACACAAAAGTTAATTGAGGATATTATAGGTCTTAATTACCAAACATTTATAAACATATTTGTTTTCACAGACGATAACAGCACATCCTTTCTGGAATGCGATGCAGCGGAAAAACGCAGCATAGTTGAAAATTTGCTTAGCTTGGAGAAGTATCGCAGCTATTTGGAAGCAGCAAAATCACTGCAAAAGGAACACGCTGGATCAATAAAGAATTTACAAACAGAAATAATCTATGTTGAAAAATCAGTTTCTGATGAGAACAAAAATTTGCAGATGTATGCGGAAAAGAAAAAGATTTGGAAGACAACCAAAGTACAGGAAATCAAAAATTTAGGTAAAGAAATCGAAATTGCTGAAAAAGAATTGGCAGAACTCGACAAGCAAGAAGATGTTCTTGCCTATGAGTCAGCACAGAAAGAAGCTGCTGTTATAACAGAACAGTTAAAAGTTCTTGAAGGCAAACGAGATGAATTCGTTAACAAAACAAATGAACTGCAAACGCAGGTAAATAATCTCTTAAATGCTAAAAACACTCAAAACGAATTGAAGCAGCCACATAGTTTGGAGAAAAAAGAATGCATAGCTAATGCCACAAAGCTCAAGGAAGTTATTGTAAAAATAGACAAGCTGGAAGCCGGCGTAGTATGCTCACATTGTTTTGGTGAAGTTAAGCCAGAAAACTACGAAAAAATTAAGGCAGAGCATGAGGCAGAAATAGCTGAAATAAAAGTAAAGTATGCGAATGCCGATGCAAACATCAAGCAAATAGATTCTGAAATTCAAACAATCGAAGCAAATCTGTTAAAAGTTCAGACAGACATGCAGTCTAACAAGACTGGATTACAAACTGTTGAAAACGATCTTCGTATTAAAAGAAATAAATTGACAAGCTTGCAGCAAATAAAAGTACCTGATAATTCAGCAAAGAAGGGCGGCTTAGAAGAAAAAATTAAAATATGCAAAAACAGTATGAAAAAGCTATTAGAGGAAATAGAGACCGTGTGTCCATATGACGGTCTTATATCTTCAAGTGAAGGCAAGCTAGCAGAACTGTCAAGTCAAATTAAGCAAAAGAATGACCAGTTAGAATCACTTGTTGCAGAAACCGATTACTACGCATTCTGGTCAACTGCTTTTGGTGACAATGGCATTAGGAAATACATTGTTGATGAGATAATACCAGCATTAAACGGTAACTTGAACTATTGGTTGCAATTTTTGATTGATGGTAAATTGGAAGTTAATTTTGACAATGAATTGAATGAAACTATTACAAAGTTTCCTGATAAGAAACCTTTGGGTTATCCTATTCTTAGCAACGGACAAAGAAGAAGAATTAACCTAGCTTTGAGTCAAGCTTTTGCTCATGTCATGACTCTAAACACTGGAAGGTCACCAAGTTTGGTGTTCTTAGATGAAGTAAGCAGCAACATAGATCCTGTTGGTGTTGAAGGCATTTATAACATGATTTGTGAGCTTGCCAGAGAAAAACAGGTATTTGTAACCAGTCATGATGCAAATTTATTAGAATTACTAAATGGCTGTCAGGACTTGAACTTAGTGATGAAAAACGGGACAAGTTTTTTGGTTTAATTTTGCATTTGACCTAAAATTTCTAAGAGCCGCTTACATATTTTTTTAGTTTCAAAACATAAAGAAAGCGAGTAAAAATGTATAGTTATGAGAATGCTTTTGAGAGCAGTGTTGCTTATTTTGAAGGTGATGAGTTAGCGGCCAAGGTTTTCCTTGATAAGTACGCCCTGAAAGACAACAATGGCAAGCTTTTGGAGGCAACTCCTGACCAAATGCACAGGCGTTTGGCAAAAGAATTTGCAAGAATTGAAAGCAAAAAATTCAAAAATCCGCTTAACGAAGATCAGTTTTACGGCTTGTTAGAGCATTTCAAGTATGTTGTGCCCCAAGGCAGCCCGATGTTTGGTATTGGCAACAATCACCAAATTATCAGTCTGAGCAATTGCTATGTTGTAGAAAGCCCAGAAGATTCTTATGGCGGCATTATGAAGGTAGACGAAACTCTTGCGCAGATCAGCAAGAGAAGAGGTGGTGTCGGAGTCGATATCAGCAAGCTTAGACCAGCACAAGCTCCAGTAAAGAATGCTGCTAGAAGCTCAACTGGCATTACAAGCTGGATGGAAAGGTACTCTAACACCATTCGAGAAGTTGGACAAAGCGGTCGCAGAGGTGCATTGATGCTTTCAATCAATGTAGCTCATAAAGATGTTGAGAGTTTTATAACAGTAAAAAATGATGACACCAAAGTAACTGGTGCAAATGTCAGTGTGTTGCTCAGCGATGAATTCCTCAAAGCAGTAGAAAAGGATGAGGATTTCCGACTGAGATTCCCTGTCGATGCTCCGCCAAGTGAAAATGACAAGGTTATAAAAGCTAAGGATTTATGGAAGAAGATTATCCATAATGCTTGGTTGCGAGCAGAACCGGGTCTGTTGTTCTGGGATAAAGTAACAAATTATAATGCCGTTGACTGCTATGCAGACGAAGGCTTTAAAACCATTAGCACCAATCCTTGCAGTGAATTACCATTGTGTGCCTACGATAGTTGCCGCTTAATGGTATTGAATCTGTTTAGCTATGTAGTCAATCCCTTTACCAAGGATGCTTATTTTGACTACGAACTTTTCAGCAAACATGGCGAAATCATCCAGAGAATGATGGATGACATGATTGACATGGAGCTTGAGAAGGTTCAGGCAATTATAGACAAGGTAAAGAAAGATCCAGAAGATAAAGCAATTCGCCAAAGAGAGCTTGATCTTTGGAAGATGGTCTATGACAAGTGTGAAAAAGGTCGCAGAACAGGAACAGGAATTACAGCTTTAGGCGACACTTTGGCTGCTTTAGGTATTGGTTATGGCAGCGAAGAAAGCATAGCCACTACCGGCAAGATTATGAAGACCTTATGCCTTTCCAGCTTTAGAAGCAGCATGGAAATGGCAAAAGAGCTTGGGCCATTCAAAGTTTGGAATTGGGAGAAGGAAAAAGATACGCAATTCCTGAAGATGATCAAGGAGTGTGATCCATCTCTTTACAATGACATCAGCGTTCACGGCAGAAGAAACATTGCCAACTTAACAATCGCTCCTACTGGCTCTGTGTCTATTATGACTCAGACCACAAGTGGAATTGAGCCTTTGTTTATGTTAAATCCCTACACTCGTCGTAAGAAGGTAAATCCAACCGACAAGAATGTAAGGATTGATTTCAAAGATCAAAATGGCGACTGCTGGCAGGAGTTCGAGGTAATTCACCCCAAGGTAGCCCAGTGGAGAAAAGTTACAGGGAATACAAATCTTGAAGAGTCCCCTTGGTACAAACACTGTGCGGAAGATATCGATTGGGTTGCAGCTGTAAAGCTTCAAGCAGAGGCGCAGAAGTTTGTTGACCATGCGATTTCTAAGACAGTTAATCTGCCTGAAGATGTAACTGAAGAACAAGTTGCTGCAATTTATGAAGCTGCTTGGAAGTTCGGTTGCAAAGGTATGACTGTATATAGGAAAAATTGTCGCACAGGTGTGCTAATTGAGAAGCCCAAAAAAGAAGACAAGCAGTCTGTAGACAAGATAGTCAAAAATGATGCTCCAAAAAGGCCACAAGCTATTGAGGCAGAAGTTCATTTCCCCATCATTAAGAGTGACCCATACTACGTTGTAGTAGGCCTTTTAGGTGGGGACCCATATGAGGTCTTTGCTGGATACAATCAGCAAAATGATCAGCCTATCATCAAGAAGTCTATCACAAAAGGCTCTCTTAAAAAGAAGTCAAGAAGCAATTATCACTTTATAGCTGGTGACGAAAGCTATCCTCTTACCAACATCAACAACCATGAAAATGGCGATGCCTTGTGCAGGATGGTTAGCACTGCTTTAAGACATGGAACCAGCATTGAATTTGTGGTACATCAACTTGAAAAAACCAAGGGTGACTTGGCCAGTCTAAGTAAAGTATTGGCTAGAACTCTCAAAAAGTATATCAAGGATGGAACCAAGGTAACTGGAGAAGAGTGCCCAGAATGCAAGAACAGCAACATCCAAAGGGATGATGGTTGTATCGTTTGCAGGGACTGTGGCTGGAGTAAATGCGGTTAATTTAACTTGCAAATCAAATGAAGGTTCGTCATAATTAATTTATGGCGAACCTTTTTCTTATTTCTGATACACATTTTGGACACGCTAAATTCTTAACTTTTGTTAAGGATGATGGTAGTTTGATACGTGAGTTTCCCTCCGTAGAAGCCATGGATCAAACTATGATAGAAAACTGGAATAAAGTTGTAAATAAAAATGACCAAGTTTATCATCTTGGTGATGTTAGTATAGCCAGAAAAGATATAAATATACTTGAACAATTAAATGGCAAGAAGGTTCTTATTAGAGGCAATCATGATATATTCAAAATATCAGACTACTTACCATATTTCAAAGATGTACGTGGAACGCATAGATTGGACAGAAGCTTTATTTTATCTCATTACCCTGTCCATCCTAGTTGCTTAGGCGATGGTTTGATAAACATGCATGGACATATACACTATCGCAAAGTCATGTTAGATGACAAAAATATTGATCCTGCCTACTTTAATTGTTGTGTCGAACACCACAATTACACCCCTGTGCCTTTTGAAATTGCAAAAAAAATGGCATTGGAGCAGGTATAATTATATGTAAGGAACCTAAATAAAGTATGTTTGATGAAATAATATCCTTCAAAAGCTTTGTTCTTTTAGAAGATAACAGAGTTTTAAAGCAAGCCGCATCCGATATTGCGGAGCGCCTTCAATCTATGCTAAATTTAGCTACTAGTGGATTAGTTGAGCTAAAAGGCGATTGCGAAGATGTATTTAGTATAATTCAAACTATGTTACATGGACATTGGCTAAAACAACAGCAAACATTTTTGGTACCATTACAAACAGTTGCTTATAATATGAAGTTATTAGCAGATGGTGACAAAGATGCTAAAAATCAAGATATAGCTTCTATTATCAAGGGATGTTTAGATTTAATAAATCAAAAAATTCTTGATAAAATTAAAGGACCTATCAATAATCTTGCTGTTTCAGATAAGCAGGGAGCCGAAGAATTGGGATCAGATCAAAATGATATGAGCAAAGTTGGCGGTACCAATTTTGATAACCAAACAGCCATGACTAATGGAATGACGGATTTAAGCACCATTCCACCTCTTGGTGGACCAACAGATCAATCGAGGCCAAACTCATAACCATGTGTGGATTATTTGGTTTTATTGGCAGTAGCAAAAACAATGAATTGACTGAAGACTTAAGCACTGCTTTATTTGTTAAGACGCAGTCCAGAGGTTTGGATGCCTCTGGGTTTTATTGCGTTACAAGTTATCCTGAGAAAACAATATCTTATTACAAGAAACCAGTACCTGCAACTGAGTTTATTCAATTAGATGAATACAAAAGCATTTGGAAAAAGCCTACCAATTTAGGGCTATTTCATTGCAGAGCTGCTTCAGTGGGAGTTGGCATTCCGGCATACAATGAAAACAATCATCCATTCGTTAGCAAGTGTAATAAGAAAGCAGTGATACATAACGGGGTTATAAGTCGTAAAGAATATGATTATTTAAAGACCTATTATGAAGTAGAAACAGAATGTGACTCAGAAATATTCTTAAGAATCCTAGAGCAAGAAGAATCATTTATAAACAAAGCAAAAAGCTTCTTGTATAACAGCAGGGATAGCCACTATGCTGTTGCTTACGCCGAAGCAGAAGAGAAATCCAGAAAGCTTCACTTGTTTAGAAATGAGCACAGGCCTCTTGTGTTGGTTAATTTGCTAGAAGAACTTGGTCAAATATTCTTTTGCAGCACACCTGCAATATTTTTTGAAAGTTTAGATTTGATAAAAACTAGAATAAGAAATTACAAATTATATGAAATTCCACATAACAATTATATTGAGTTAATGTTGGATGAAAATTCTAAATTAGATTTAAGCGAATATTCCTTCAGTGTTGATTGGCAAAACATGGAGAATTTCGAAACGGAATATCATCCAATAAAAAATGATAAAAGTCTGTGGAAAAATCTCGTAAGCGTACAGAAAAATGAAGACATTTTGGATGTTATTTTAGGAATGTCTGAAAAATTGAAACAAACATGTAACTCTATTAATGACAAGATTCAAAAACTTGAGAATAAACAAGGTGATAAACAAAAAATAAATAGTGTTTTCAACTTCCTCAAAGAGATGAATAAAAGGTGTGACCTATTAAATAGAACCTTGGGGGACTGATGAATTTTGATGAGATAGAAGATACCTTTCACATAGAGAAATTTAAGCCTAAGACTAAGCGTACAAACGGTTGCAGAAAAGGCAAGAGAGTAGAAAGAGAACTTGTTGCGTTTCTCAACGATAGATTTGGTAAAGGTTTTAGCAGATCAGTTGGAAGTGGTAACCGTTGGGGCAGCATCAAAGACATGCCCAAACATGCCATAGATTCTTTTACTGGCGATTTGGTTTGTCCGGAAAATTTCCGTTTTGTATGTGAAAGCAAAGGAGGCTACAACAAAATTGAATTAAGTTCGGCTATAGACGGCAGCATAGCAGACTTAGATGAATTTATTAAGCAAGTAGAGGATGACAGTAAAAGATGTGGAAGACCACCGTTGTTATTTTATAAAAGGGACAGAAAGCCGTGGTTAGTGTTTTGCAAAACCACAATACTTGAAGGTCAGTATAATTACAGTCTGCAATACAGGGATTACACCTGTATACCTCTCAGAGAATTCCTCAAGTTACCGGACAAGTACTTCTTTGAAGATCAACAGAAATCTGACAAATCATAAAATTTGCTCTTCGTGGGCACAAATCTTGTTGTCCCATGTTCAGATATAAACCAATGCCAATTTTGTGGCTGTGCAGGGTTTATTGCATCTCCATGTCCATCTGTGATAACCCATACAGAATCAGGATAGGGAATTCCTTTGTCTCTGCAGTCTTTAAGGATAAATGTTTCGATTATATCAAATGATGTTCCTCCGCCTCCGTACATTTTTCTCTGTTTCAAGTCAGTTTCATATACCACGGTATCAAAGCAATAGAGTTGTACATCAAAAAACTTTTTTGGCAAAGATTCAGCAGCTTTAAAAAACCTATCTTTTAGATGCCAACAGCTGCCACTTGTATCACAAAAAAAGTATACATTTAATTTGTTCTTTTCTAAAGACATTTCTTCGACATCAAGTTCACTTGGCAGAAACATATCAGATTTGATCATAGAAAATCTACGATGCTTTCTGGCCCACTGATCATTTACTTTTTCTGAATCTAGAAGTTGTAATTTTGTCCATTTCTGAATAACAGATTCCCATTTTCTAACTTCAACCACTTTGGCTTTTGGAACAAAATAAAGACCGCTGCCTTGGCTTTTGCCAGCTTTGGAGTTGGGGTTTTGTTTATCACAAAACTTACGTAATGATTCTTTTTCCTCGTCACTAAGATAGTCACTCAAAGCTTCAAATATTTCTTTCATTTCATCATCGGTGAAATTGTGTGAATCTACCAATGAAAATTGCTTTATATTTTTCTCATTTGGGTAAAATCTTTTGAGAAGGTTAAGGTAGTATTCAGCTGTCTCATCTTCTGGTATATCTAAATTATTTACTTTTTTACCCTTAAATAATGTATCGACCCAGCAATAGTCTTCCCATCCTGATATTTCTTCCCTAACAAAGCCGAATCTATTAACCAAGCTATGGTTTACAACAACATCCATAGCGTAGTTAGCTGCCACGGAGTCTTTGGAATCTGCAAATCTTTTCCCATGTGACAAAATCAGATGTAATGCTTCATGGCAGATAACGAATCTTTTTTCGTAATCCGTGGACTTCTCCCAAAATTCTGGATTAAATAGAAAATTCAAGAACTTACCTGACTTATCAAATGTGACACATGCAGTTGGAATGGAATCTGTAAAAAATGGTCTTCCCATTTCTCCTAGTTTGTAGAAAAGAGAATGATGGTCTAATAGATTCTGGCATATATCTTGCCACTCCGCATCTTTCATTCTTTCCATGGCTATACCCTCAAAACGTTTTTGAACATATTTGCTTGTTGCAACTTTATAAACAATTTGCTAATAACTCTGTGTTCCGTTATAAGAGCTTCGAGTACGTTGGTATACTTATTGGTGTCTTTTAAAACTTGCAGACAGTGATTAATTACTCCCAATATGCCTTTGAATTCAGGACGCATAAAACAGGTGGCCCAACTGTCTTTGGTAATTTCACCCAAAGCCAACAGACAATTCAAGGCATCGTCTTCTGTCATATATTTTGATAAGCTTTGTTTTATTTGATGAAAGTAATTGTCTACGCTGGCTGAAGGAATGCAAGTCATTCCAATAAAATTTGCATAGGAAATTTTGTGAGGAGAAGCTAAGAACTGAGGCTTTTCAGGTTCTTCGCTGGTTGTATCTTTAATAGGCAAGTTATCATCATCAGCAACGTAACGATGCAACAACTTGACAAGCTTTTCATCTTGTCCTGCCATTACGATTTCACGTAATAAATTCCACATTTCTTTGTTAGATTGCGCAATATGGCAAACACTTCTGCATACCTGTGAATACTCTGACATAAGAGCGACTATACGCTCTTTAGGCATAAGAGGAACAAAATAAGATAAATAGTCCTCATTGCCAACAATGTGTTTTACTGAAGCTGAAAAGTTGTTATCATTCGCCAAAAATTGTTTAGTCTTTACATTGTCTTTTTGTTCGTAAAGAAATGTAAGTTTAGCTTCTACAGGGCCATTTTTGAGAGCCTGCACCAACTTGTTAACATTAGATGTCGATGGCAAAACATCTTGCAATGAACCACCAATCTCAAATTCGTTGAGTGCATATTCCAATCTTCTAGGACTGATCTTGTTTTTTTCTTCATCTGGCAAATCATTCCACCATTCTATGGCAGAAATAGCTGTGTCTTCACCGTACCTAGTGATAAACCATTCCTTATTAGGCTTGTATGGAATGTTTTGAATAATGTGAAATCTGTCCTTTTGCGCCGGATCAATTTTTTCAACATCATAGGTATCTTCTTCTTCTGGATTAATTGCTGCCCAAACACATTTCAAATTAGGAAATACCATGCCGTTGATGCTTTTGAACTGCATCAATTCCATGACGGCATTTCTGACCTTTTTAGGTGCTCTGTTAAATTCATCAAAGAAGATAGCTTCTACTTCTCCTGAAGCCAAAGCTTTAGGACGAACTAGTTCAAGGAAAACTTTGCCGTCCTTTTCTACTTTCTCTGGAACGCCCACAAGATCCACCCAAGGATCTAAAGTGCTGGCGCTAAAGTACAAATATGTTTTGTTATGAATTAAGCCATTTCTTTCGAAACAGCATTTAATACTCGCAGTTTTTCCACAGCCATGTTTACCAACAAATAAAACATTGCGCCCATGCTTGAACCAAAAGTCTAATTTCTTGTCTGTGGACATCTCTTCTCCTTGCGTTGGGTAGCAGAAAGGTAAGAGAAATTGTGCTTAAAATCAAGGGTAAATTTGCAATTGCATACGAGGGGAAATGTAACTGTTATCGCCCATGTCTAATTGGAACCAAATATCGTAAATTCCAACTTCAAATCCGCATTTGTCTGTATCCAAATGATAATAACCAAACATTTTTTCTCTGATTTCAACAGGTTCTTTGTCAACAATTAACCTGAGGTCTTGTTCTTGTGGCAAGCAAGGAGCGCATCTTTTTTCTATGGAGACCATTACATTACCTAAGATGGCCAAGTTTTCATAATAGCGTTGCAGGTCTGTTCCTTTTGGAACATTAGGAGTGATTTGAATAATCAAATATTGACGGCTTCCGATTCTGATTTGGCTTGGTCTAAAAATGAAGTTAAAGTCATAAACTACAGGAACCGGAGTTGAGTACCAAAGTGTTGGATAAATGGTAAAAAGGTTTGCAATTTCAGACAAACCTTCATTATCATTAACAAAATTTACAGTCCAAACATCGGTGTAATTACCAACAACGTAAGTACCGTCAGTTGTGTAGATGTCTACGTAATATTTGCCAATTGCTTCATTGACAACTTGGCTGCCGGGAATTGTTTGTACAAGTTCTCTTGCGCCGATATCTTGCGCTGAAAATCCTTGTGGAATGTAAAATATGTTTACTTCTTTAATTTGGTAAACGTTTGAAAATAAGTTGCTATTGTAGAAATACATACGTAGACGAACTTCTTCGTCTACGGTTGGGTTTTGGTAACGTTCTTTGATTTGCTGCACTTTTACTTTCTCCTATTTGCCTGTCGCTTAGCTTTATCTATCTCTTCTTTCTCTAAATTCTTTTGCTGGACAAATTTATCTATGATGTAGCGTCTTTCAACAATAGGCAGAGACATGACCTGTTCCTTGGTCTGGTGCATATGGTACATAAAAAAGAAAATCTCATCCATGAGATTTTTCCAAAGAATTATACTAGGTTCGGAGCCTTCTTCTTGCGGCGGGGGAAGAAAAAGGCCGATTCCAAAGGGAGATCCACCTCAAATTCCTCGCTGGTCAAGGGTGATACGATTGGCACCTTCGTATCTACGCCAAATGGTGGCTCATTGACAACTTGACGCAAGTAAGACAGGTCTTGAATTGGCAAATTACGGAGAATGATCTGAATTTCAGTCTTATCAACGATATCTGAAATTGACTCTACCAATTGAGTGCTACGGAAAAGAAGCGTATCATCGGCAGCATTGTCACCAAACTGCTTTAGACGGCGTTCACGATATTCCTGTAGCTCCGTCTCATCTTTACCTCTTGACAATCTGTAGGTGAAAGAAAGACCGCTCTTTGGTAACGTATCTGACAGAACTGGTCCGAAATCGGCTGGGCACAAATTCTTAACCAAACCGTCCAAATCGATAACAGTTGAAAACTTGCGATCTGACTCAGGGTCTTTTACTTCTACTTCGTATTCGCTGCCGTAAGAAATACCACGAAGATAAATCAACAGGAATGTACGATCAGCTGAAAGTAGATCGGCAGCCTTGAAAGGCTCTTGGATACAGCGGCTAAAAATCATGTCAATAGCCTGCCCCTTTCTCACAAAACGAGGGGTAGCTAGGATTTGTTCCTCCTCGCCACACATTGGGCGAATGTGGAGTTTCCCATCCACAGGGCCATCGGTACCGTTGTAAAAGCGTCCCAAACTTGGCAATACAACTTCTTCATAAACATTACTTTGCTGACGAAGCTTATTCAAGATAGCATCTAAAGTTGCATTACCCTGCTTGAACTGACTTGCTCCGGAATTGCTAAAAGCCTGAGGAGGAACGACAGCTTGTGCTGGCATCGATGCAGGAGCTGGTCCCTGCGTATCTTGTTGTCTGATCTTGGCTAAGAGTTCTGGTGGAACATTGCCAGTAATCTGAACACCTGCTGGAGGCGTTCCGCCTTCTTGATTAGGATTCGGGAAATTCGGTGGAAAAGCTTCAGCCATTATAAATTCTCCTTGATAGTTTCATATAATATAGTATGAAAAAAAATCTTTCTATAAAAGAACTAGAAGATTTTGTATTCTCTAATAAAATTATACAAAGCAAGCTGCCTAAATACAAATTTTTATTTGACGGTTGGAGAATAGCTCAATCTTCTCCCAGTCTTAAATCTTTGGCAACCAGATGTTTGTTAGACTTTTCAAGTTTGGTCACAGAAGATGATCTAAAAATAATAAGAGATGAATTGAACGTTGAAGTATCTGTGCCAAGTTTAGCATATAATCATACTAAATTTTTTAAAACAGATATAGATAAACTTGAATTTTTAATAGAAGATGTCTCTAATTATACAGAGACTGTTTTATACAGAAAAGGAAAGGAAATAAGGGTGTTACTATGGCGTTAAGTTTGTTGCTATTAATGTTGTTGGGTGGGGTAGGCATGACAACAATTATTGTTGAGGGCACTATTTTTCTACCTATTAAAGATTTCTTAAAGAAGTTTATGCCCAAATTTTTTATGACAATGCTTGATTGCCATCAGTGCTGTGGCTTCTGGAGTGGACTTTTTGTAAGTCTTTTCTTCCTTAACCCAGTGGATGCAAGCGGTGATTGGTCACTTAGCTTGTATAATTTTGGAAAGAATTTTGCAACAGGTTGCTCAGTATCATTATTGGCAGTATTTTGGGCAACGCTTATGCTTTTTATTGAATCCAAAACTAGTATAAATCAGTAACATGGAAAACAAAGCTTTTTGGTGTCAGAATTGCACAAAAAAATACTTCTTGCCTGCTGAAATGTTAGTTCAGTATGAAAGAAGCGTTTTGCAAAAGAAACCGCCTTTTTTTGATCATGCTAAGCCATTTGAACAAAAGACGGAATCTAAAATGATACCGCAAAAAAAGATTTATAAGTGCGTCGTATGTGGTCATACAATGAAGGAGATTGAAAATGTCAGCAGGCCCGATATCAGTTCTTGATGTAAAGAATGCCCTAAAAGACGAGAAGTTTCGTAGCACTCTTCCAGCCTCATTGCAAGAGCCCGTGCAGAAATTCTTGTCCAATCCTAATTGCTCTTGCAATCTCAAAATTTATCAACAAATTTTGTCAGAAGCAAAAGAGCAAATTACTGCGTATTATCCTGATAAGTCCTACGTAAATCCAGATGAACAAGTTAAAGAGCAGACCAGAAGACTTGCCCAAAATAGTTTCAAGGTAATTAACTGTTCAATAGGTGAACTTGAGGAAACTATGAAAAAGTTACCTGCTGGCAGGAAACAAGTGACTTTGGCAAGATGGGAAGATCAGGTAACAGTTTTGATTAATGAACTAGAAATTGTTTACTGATAGAACTTTTGTAGAGTCAAGTAAACATCTTATTTCTAGTAATCTTTTGTTTGGATAGGTATCATATTTAATTGGCCATATTGGAAGATCATCGTAAATGTTCCTGTTGCGACCTTTCTCTATGGCCAATTCAAAAGCTTTTTTTGCATCATTAAGCTGTCTCGAACTTAAAAAATAATCCCCAAGTAAACACCAAGCCTCTGCTAAATTATCATTTTCTCCAAGCAACAAAGCTAGTTTATCTTGTGCATCCCTAAGCTTATCCAGCTTGTAATAATAAATTATACTGAGATAGTAAAGTATAAATAAGTCATTTTTATGTCCGTGTTCAAAAATAAACTTTTCTGCTAAATTAGCAAATTCTGCAAAGTTCTTCTGTTTATAAAGATTTCTTAAGCTTTTATCTTGAATAATAGGCTGTTCTATTTTCTCGCTTTTGATTATTACCGGCAAAACTTCTTCGGTTTTTTTCGGGAAGTTAAGAAATCGTGGCTCCTTCGTCATCCAGCTACCATCCATAATACAAGCTAAATTACAATTTTCTATATCTTTACAGGATAATATGTACTCATTTTTTTCTAAAATAATTAGTTTCTTGGATCGATCCAAGTCATCTTTTTTACCGTATTCAATAAAATTGGCGCAAAATTTTTCGTTTTGCAAACGAATGTCTTTAGAAGACTCAGAAGGAATTGCTAAAAAAGTTTGCATAAAATAATATATTACTTAATATTATAAGTATATGTCATCAGAATATTTAAACAACAAAAGTTTCGAATCAATAATCATACGATTCCAAACAGCCAAAAAACAACAAAATAAGTTCAAAATCCTACTAGAAGATTTTAATACTCAACTAATAAAAATACAAAACAAAAGCTGTATGATTATACCACTAATACTAGAACAATCTGAGTTGTCTCAGGCCAGCACAGATTTAACTTCTGCACAAAAAATTCTAGCAGATGCATTTTATACCTTGTCTAAAAATATAGTAAGGTATGCAAAATTTAGCAACATCGATGAGGATGATGCAATACAAGAAGGTGTCCTCATTTGCTTTGAAAGAGTAGAAAAATTTGACCCAAGCAAGGGTAAAGCTTTCAATTACATGACAACTTGCATACTTAATCACTTTAGACAACTATGGCGTACAGCTAAAAACTATAATGAGCTTAAAAAGAAGTATAGTAAAATATTTGCTATCAAGAATGGTAATCCAGTTATGACTGGTAGGAAAAAAGAGAAAAAGAAAAATCACTAGATGAGTATAATTCTATATGAAAAATAATTTTGTAGATCTTATAGAAAGACAAGAGATACTAGACATTCTTGAAAAGAGCGGACTAGGCAAACAAATAGAAGCACTTTTATTGAATGAAAGCAAAGTATACACTAAAAAAGGCAGACTCAATAAAAGCGGTGCTTGTAGGGTTTTGGGATTGAAGCCAAAACAATTGGACGAATTTTTAAGCAAGTGCAGGCATATGATAAAATTCGACCAAATGCAAGATTAGAAATAAGGACTTAAAATATAAGCTCTATCATAGCGAAGAGTAATATCTACAGTCATTACTTCACTACTTGCCATGTCTAATTCGCCGAAATTGACTTCCTGACACCAAGCGTTGTCTAGACGCCATTGTTCTAATACGGTGCCGGTTCCTGACAACATGGTAATGAATGCTGGTTTCTTAAAAGACACTTGTGGGTTTGGATTTGTGGCAAACCCATAATTGGAGTCGTATGCTCTGTAAAACATATTAATCCAGCGCCACACGTTATTGTCGATCTTGCGACATGCACCGTTGAACAAAGAATAAGCAGCGATATCATAAAGGGTTAGGTTTATTGGCTTCCATTCAGCTTTGCCCGGCATGTATATTGTTTCACTCTGGTGTTCAAAAGATAAGTCTTTGAAGGATATTGTTGGTCTTTGTGATTTCAGTGGAGGCTTAACATTCACTGAGTTTGCTTCTGGTTTACCAACAATGTTTTCAATACTGAAAAGCCAGCGAAACTGCCTTTTCATTACAAAGTTATCAAGACTCCATATACCCATTTCTACTGGCATAAAATTACTCCTCAAGTATATAGTAGTATAAAAAATAATCCCCGCTCTTTGTTTATAAGAACGGGGATTATTTATTTTGGTTTTGAGTTTATTAGAAGCGGCAACCAGCGTAGCAAGGATTGGGCTGCTCGTAACCGCAAAGGTTTGACCACTTAGCAAATGTATAACGAAGGGTTAATTCGATGTTACATTCATCAGATGTTGCATAGTCTAGGTCACCAAAGTTAACAGACTGTGGCCAGCATGTGTATAGTGTCCACTGCTCCAAAGGTGCTCCGCCGCCATCATACATGGTGAGGACGCCTGTGCCACCGTAGCCGCCAACACCATTACCGAAGGAGGACATGGTGGGGTTCTCCCAGCTGCCGGCAAAGTTATTTGCAGCATTTGGCTGACCAAGGAAATTGTAAACAGAACCAATCCAGTTGTAGAGATTCAAGATTGTATCGCTACGAACAGGAGTGATGTCATAGTAAGTTACTGTGACAGTCTCGAAAGTTGCTTTGCCGGGAATATACATTTTGCCCTGCAAGAAGTTAATTTCAGTTTCATCAAAAGAAACGTTTGGCCTAGAAGCAACTTTTACGAAGGCAGCAGGGATGTTTCCGAACTGGTTTCCACCACCGCAAACTTGGTTTACTTCAAAGGTCCATCTAAACTTCCTTTTGAAGATGATGTCGTTTGTCGTACCGATTGGGCCGATGCCCATTTTAATTGGTTGTGCCATATTTGTATCTCCTTGTAAAACTACTAAGCCGTAACCGTATCCAATGCACCAGTTCTGTACAGGGTGAATTCAATAAAGATGAATTCCACTGCTCGGGTCGGTACTATACCGATTTGCGCCCTCAGTTCATTTCTGTCAATTACGTCAGGCGGATTAAGATTTGCATCGCAAACAACCTTGTAGGCAGCAATACCCTGCTGATTCTGAACGTTGTTTAACACACCATTAGCTAAAAGAATAAACTGGTTTCTCAGAGCTTCGGTGTGTGGTTGGAATAATAGCTGACGGGAAAGGCTGCGAATTTGCTTTTCCACGTAGAACATCATTCTACGAACGTTGATGCGGTCAAGAGCTGTTGGTGCTCTCTGGAGAGTTTTCTGACCCCAAATTACATAGTCAACAGAACCAGCATAACGAACGATTGGATTGATGGCGTTGCTATTGCCATACATATTGTCTTTTTCTTTTAGGGTAGGTACATATGCAACGTCAAGAACGTTAGGTACTACACCTCTCTGGATGCCAGCAGGAGCAAACCAAGGAGCGCTAATATTGTCGCTATTTACAATAGCAGCAACTGTGCCAACACTTGGAGGACACCATACATTGATGTTGTTGTAGCTATCATAAATGTAAATCCATGGCCAGTAGAGAGCTGCAAAGTCACTGTCAAACCTTACTGCGTTAACTTGGCTCTGTCCATTCTGCCACTGAATAACTTCTGTGGGAGATAAGCCAGATGGCGGATCAATAATAGCCATGCAGTCCTGACGATACTCTTCGCACATATTAATAAGTGCCAAGATAACCAAAGTTGTAGTTGCTCCGGGAACTGCACATAGGTCGATATTAACCTGTTCAGGATCGCTGAATGCGAAAAGTCCACTCATGTTTACTGGACTACCAATTAACAAAGCGTCACGTAAAGCTAGCGCAGCAGAGGATGTTCCTGTAGGATAGCCATCGGAACCGCCGCTCAAGCGAAGATCATTCTCAGCAACCTGAGTCAACATTACGCTTGAGGGAGGGGGTGCTGTAGTTTCGGTGTTATCAACTACACGAATGTAATTGCTAAAACTGTTAATATAGCTCTGGATGTAGAAAGCAGAATTGGGATCCTTTGATAGATTGCCCCAGCTTTCAACCTGCAAAGTTGCTCCATTCACAGGATTTTTAAGGAAAACATCCATGCTGAATGTATTTCCTTCAGGATATTTCTTGAATGTAACAAATGTCTGGTTTCCTTCAATACCGGGACTGTCTGCGAACAACTGGAAGGTGTAGTAACCAGTATCAGTTGGTACCAAAGTATTGCTACCAATCCACAAACCATCATTAGCGTCTGAATCCTCATTATCGGCAACTCCTGTAGGAGTATCGCCGATAGCTCCCTGAGCGCTCATGCCCAAGATAGCAGCCAAGGTACCACCTCTGGCGTTAATCTTGGCGTAACGACCACAAAGAACACCAGCGTTGTCTGTGTTTGTTGTATCAGTGCTAACAGCAACTGCGTCACCATCAGCTTCGAATTGGAAGCAGACAGGTAGGTCTTCTACAACCACACCGTTTACGGTTGGATTTAGGGTTACTACAGCTGTGTTCAATGCTGTTACCAAATCGGCAGTTGTATTGTATGTTTGGCCGCTCAAGGTTGCAGAGAAGTCATATGTACGAATAACGTTATCAACACTTACTAATCCAGAGCCATCTGTAACTACCTGCAAAGTGTAGGTTCCAACTGGGAAAATCCAAACACCTGCTGTAGCATGAGATGCATCAATTGGATAGTGTGTATACGCACCGCTCTTAGAAGGAACGGTCATCATATTGCCAAGTCCTAGGATGTTATTAACATTCGTAAATGCTGGAGAAGTACCAGTAGAATTTGGTGTGGCACCGATAAGGTTGTTGTATACGCTTACTAATTCTAAGCTTGATTGATCGCCGTAAGCCCAAACAGTTTGGAATCCTAATGCTACCTGAGTTGCATCAGATGGGTTCTCGTAAACAAAGAATTCAACACCATCAACGGTTGGATTTAGTTGAAGATTCAAGTGATCGACAACTTCTTCAACAGTGTATGCGCCTGCAGGAAGTGTTACTGCTTTGCTGCTAAGAACTGTATTTAAAGCCCAACGGAAACTGTAGTCTTCGCCGCCAGCTCTGGAGGTGAATGTAATCTGGTCGCCAACGTCGAAGAAGGCACCATGTACCTTCAATAGACCACCGGCTGCAGGCACTTGCACGCTAGCTGTAGTGGCATACCACTGAGAAATTGGGTCAGTGTCGGCTACACGAACAATCCAAACGGCATTAGTGAATGCCAAGGCATTTTGCGCTGCATACATTAGATATGGAGCGTATCCCATCGAAGGATGTGGATAACCGAACAGAGTATGAAGCTCGTAGGTTGACGTTACCAAGGTGGGTGTATTAATGGGACCCTTGCTGGCATATCCAACCAAACCAATTGCATTAGTTGCAGGAGTGGTGGTTAAGAGGGTCAAGTCTTGCTCAGTGAATCTTACTGAGGGACTTATTGTGTTTGAAGGCGGAAATGCTTGTAATAGTGCCATAATTTACTCCTATGTCTTTTAGTCTTTCAAAATTCTCTGTTTGATATAACCAGACTTCTCTGCCCTATCTATATATGGTGTATGCAAATGATCTTCTATCAATATTTTATTTTGCCCGTTGCCTAGTCCGGGAATATCAACCGTGTCATAAGAGTGTAACGCTCTCCTAGACTTAATCACCAACTGAATAGGCGACTTTTGCATATTGGTTATTTCAATCATTGTACCCCTTCTACCGATTCTTCCAAGCGCTTAATCACTTCGGAGATTTCCGCTTCATTAAGAGCATTAACAAAATCAACTTTAGTGTTGAGCACCGCTTTGTTCCTAGTAATCGGTTGATTAACATAAGTTTCAGCAGTGATACCAAATTGAAATTTGATAACTCTTAAAGCAGCATCTCCGGGCTCAGTCTCTAAATTGTTAGCTATACTATCAAGCTTAACACAAACTTCCCAGAGTACTCCTCTGACTTTTATATATGCAACAGGTGAGAATTTAGTTACGATTTGTTCTAATATTTGATTCATGTCCTCTAGCTGCAATGTCCAAGCATACATTGTGTAACCAATGTTTACGGGAATGCCTCTAGCCAAACCAAATACTGTGTCTCTTTCGTATCTCTCCGACTCAGTAAAAGTTGGCAATCCTTTATTGTCACTTAAAAAATTTATGGCTTTGTGGTAAGTGTATCTCGCTGGATCTATACTGTATTCAGTGCTGCTTATAGCAAGCATCGGCAGTCTAATTCTGTCAACAACTAATGTTAAATCTTTTCTTACATTCTGCTGGACAACTGCGGCTACCGCACGTTCTTGTGTGCCCCAAATTATCGGCACCTGATGACTTTTTCCATCGTCATCAATTACAACAATATTCCTAAATAAGTCCATTATCGCTTCATCACAAGATCTAATAGATCTTGCATAACGGTAAACAACATTTCTGTTTGGAGGATTAAGATTGTTTACAATCTGACCGGTTTGCATAGGATCTGAGTTGTTCTGAGATCCCAACATGTATTTTTTGTCTAGGAAATCATCAAACCAGTCAGATGGCGATGGAAGATTGTTTAATTGATTGTTTTGGTTATCCGGAGGTTGATCACAAAAACCCGGTGGCGGGTCTATATTCTCTGATCTCCACATTGGCCCTTGATCAGGACAAGGGTTTAATGTTTTATCATACGGATTGGGATTTGGTCCTATTGGTAACATAATACTAAAATAGTTATGTTTGTGGAGTTAAAAATGCATTTAAAATACAGACAATTAACTAACGAATTACCTCCAAAACTAATACATTTGGAATTAGAAGTATGGGCCGGTTCACCTTCTGAGCATAAAACTGAACGGAAAATACAACCATACATGTGTAAGCCATTTGTTGATGCAAACACATATGGTTTAGAAATTTTTTATCCATTTAACACAGAAATAACCGTCACTAAAATAAATGGCAAAATTGAAATTACAGCAGAGGATTGGAATAAAGATGCAGAAATAGTTCAAAAAATAGGAGTTCCTGTAGGATGCTTAGGTGAATCGCATTTCAGTATGAATACATGCCTTGATATTATGGTTGAAAAGAACTATGTTCTGCGAATTGAAAATCATCCAAGGTTTTATTCAGAAGATAATGTACCATGTGTAATCTCAGGGCATCTTGAAACAAACTGGTGGAGTAGCTTGTTTTTTATAGTATTCAAAGCTCCGCAAGAAGGACAGAAATTAACTTTTAAGAAGGGCGATAAAATTTGCCAAGTTTTTCCTGTGTTGGATAAAGAAATTACCATAGAAGAAATGAACAGTGAAGAAAAAAATTACAGAAGATGGCAAGCATCTACATTTGCACTAAGAAGAGACATAATAGCCAAGGGACATAAGGATAATCAAAACAATTATTTTGACAATTTATATAAAAAACTATCAAAGTATGTTCAATTATATGGTCTAATACAACTTAAAGTATTAGTAAACAAGCTAAACATGAAAGTTGAAAATTACATTAAGTTAAAATGCAAGTTATTCAAATAAAAAAGGGGGCTTCATTGGAAGCCCCCTAGGAGAGTCAATCAAATAAAATTAGCCAGAAAAACCGCCGCCAAAACCTAGTGCGCCAGCGCCGGTGGTGGCTGGGTTTGATCCGCCAGCCATATTTCCGCCCATGTCACCGCTACCGCTGCCATTGCTAGGGAACTGATTGCCAGCGGAATCTCCGAATTCACCACCATAAGCTGTGGTCTTGCCGGGAGGAATCTCATCACCAGAAACTGGAATATCTTTAGACCCTACGCTGTCATCACTTTCTTCATCCTCTGAATTGTCAGAAGAGGGCTGAACACCTGTTAATTTAGCAATATTATTTTTTACTGCATCTAACTGAGACATTAATTCTTCACGAGTGGATTTCTTATCATCGTCATCGCCAATACTGAATTCTTTTACAAACTTAACAATATTGTCAACCATAGGATATAACTCTTCAGGAGTGTTTTCCCCCTCAGGAGGAGCAGTTTGGCTGCGTGATTCATCACCACCTCCCTCATCGCTTATTTCTGTGTCGAGGTTATTATCGCCACCATCCTGACCCATAGGTGCGCCCATACCGTCCATTCCGCCGCCGGCAGGAGCCATACCGCCACCCATGCCACCACCCATGCCACCGCCGGGAGGCATGCCGCCACCGGGAGGAGCAGCGCCCATACCCATATTCGGTGCAACCATAGCGTCTTGTTCATGTAGCTTCTTAAGTTTCAACTTCTCATAAAATTCAAAAAAACTTTTCATGACTTCTCCTTTAAACAATCTTGTAGTTTACATTTTGTGATTCGTTAACAGAAGTACCGCTAACCGAATCCTCTTGGAATCGTTGACATAAACATTGCAGCCTAACGACACCATACATCTTCATTTCTCCCGTTTTGCGTTCAATAATTACCCAGTTTTCTTTTAAAAAAGGCGTAAAAAATCGACTGCCAATTTTCGGGACATGTCCTAATTTATCTAGTGTCGCTTTATAATTAAATTCAAACAACATATCATCAGGACTATCTATGCCGAATGGTGTTTGAAAGTTTTGGCTTGGAACTGGTTCATAATAGCACCAAAGTTGTACAGGCTGAGGGCTATAAATTTTAGTTCTCGTCTCCAAATATAAAGGATCAATATTATTCATATTTACGAACAATTCGTAATAAAATATTGGTGAACCACCCCATTTAATTGCCTCTTCATCCCATTGATTAAACAATTGGTGTTCAGGAAGCTGGTCGCTAAATTGCTGCACACTTCCTGTAGGACGATAAGGACGGCCATCGCAGTTATAGATAGTCATATTATTTGGAACCCCCTAAAGCGGCCAAAATCTCTTCACAACTATCCTGCCAATCTATTTCTCTATTGCCTTTTATTTGTGTTAGGAAATTAAAGAAATCGGTAGCATCCGCTTCACCTTTCGTTGGATTCGGGAATTTGTGATCAAACATGTAATTCTTGATCGCATCGTCACCGCCCCCAGAAACTTCAGTATTTATCATGCTTCCTAGTTTAGAATTCCTTATAAACCTTACTTTTCCCTCTATGAACTTTTCCTTTATAGCATTTAAGAAAGATGCTAATGTTTCATCTGCGCTAACTGAAGCTATAGTATTGAATACGTTGCTCACATCTTTCAGACTGCCACCTTTTTCTTGCTTATTTAGCAACGCATAAATAAATGCGATTCCTAAAGTAGATTTCATCAATGCCTTAGCAGCCGGATCGTCTTTTTGCAGTTGTCGTAGAACCCAAGGTTTGAAGTTTTCATTGTCAACAATTTTCTTTAAATACTTGGTTTTTGCAGATAGTAATTCCATCAAATCCCTGTCTGGGAACATATTTCTTACATGTGGAGTGCCATCTTCATCCACTGTTTTTTCTTTAGATTTTATGAAATTAGCAGCTAAATTCAAGATGCTAAGTGTTTTGACATCTGTAAGAAGTGCCAAATCTAATACTTCACCTTCATTACTAAGTTGGCTATTTATTTCATTTTGCGAACCGAGAAGTCTATTTGCTTGTTTAGCAGCTTTCTTTTCAATAAAAAATCTTACGCACTGATAAATCTTATTTGTTTTCTCGGTGATATCAGCTTTCTCTTCGGCTCTGTCTCTTATTTCTTGATCATCAACTTCAACGTCAGGTGCAGATGATGCGCCTTCTTCTCCGCCAAGAGCACCACCTGTTAAAAATTCTCTTTCAGCCTGTGCAGTAGCATACTTGGCTTTCATGGTAACAACATGGTTTATAAACTGAATTATGTTAGTAAGTCCAAGTTTGGCACTTCCCTTACGTAATTTTGCTTCACTTGCATTCTGAATTAGTTCATCTAAATTAGCAAAAGAGTTTGGGTCATTCTTTGCTTTCTCTCTTGCTATGTTTTGTCTGACTTTTTCATCATCCCTTAGTTCTTCTTGATCGAATCTTTTTTTTACATAAGTCGGCAGTGCATTGAATAACTCGTCATCAGTTTTCAAATTTTGCAATTGAATTTTTTGAGCAGGAGTTGCAAATGCAGGGTTTGAATTTGCATGAGCTAAAATATCATCAATATATGGATTTATAAAAACATCTCTAAATCTACGAAAATTTTCTGCTTGGGTTGCCAAGCTTTCCGCAAAAAACCATTCAGCAAAATTGCTTAACCCAATAAACTTATACATTTTCCAAGTTAATAGTTAGTGTAACGCTAATAGTTCCACCGGCCATAGGTACAACAAAAGGTGCATTAGTGAAACGTTCTAGCCATAATAAGTTACCTGAAGAATCAGTAACGTAATATCCATAAACATCAATAGTGGTTGGATTTACGCCCAAAGTAAAGGTTTGTTCTGCATAACCAGCTTCGGCGTAAGTTGATCCTATTGGAGTGGCAACCGACCAGTTAGCATTAGTGATAGTAGCTTGCGCATAACCAACTGCACTTACTGGAACTATGTCGCTATTTGTTGTCAAAGCATTGGGGGTAAGATTGTTCTGGTACAGACCCAACAACATGGTTGCTGTCTGGTTTTGATTAAGCATTTTTTGTAGAAGTTGCACTTCTCCAACATTTGGTACTACTAAAGCCATTCTGCCTCCGCAATTCTATACTATATATATAAATAGCATGGTAATTAAAAATAAAGATGGTACGGTATATAAAGTCCGATCTCCGAACCCTATAATGATGACTCAAGAGGTCTGGGATAAGTTTACTGTACATAACATGAATTTTGATGCAGATACGGTAAACAATAAAGAAACCGTAAAACCTGTTTCCAAAAAAATTGATTTTGGAGTTTCTACAACCATAAAAAAAGAAGAAAAGGTGGAACTGCCTAAGATTCCGCCATCGGAACCTCCTAAAGTCGTACAAAATAACAAGATACAGGAATTTGTAATTCCAGATTTCAAAAAACCAGAACCAAGTCCAGAGCCTAAGAAGGAAGATCCAGATGTATTGCGGCCATCTAGTATAAACGAAAAACTTAAAAACTACAGAAAAGACGTTATGCACTGCATGCTTGCAGAAACTAAAGAAATAATAGATCCTTTATACGACGATAAAACTGTAAAAGTTAACTTTACAAGAACATTTGTATTTGAAAATATTATCATTCAAGAAAGTGATATGGAATTAATATTCTGGTCACATCTTGATTTTTTAACTAAAAACTCCATTGTTTATCCTAAAAATGATGGCAGAAGATGGTGGAAAATTAGTTCTATACGATCTGCGCCTGAAGGATCATTCTTTTCCTGTGTTCCAACTTCAACACAGCCAAGTTTTAGATAGAAATTTTTGTGCTAAGTCCAAGTTTTTCGAGAGCGGCTTGGTGATCTTGTACTGATTTGTAATAACCACTTTCATAAATTTTATTTAAAAACGATGCGGCTAATTCTAATTCCTGATTGCTATTTATAACTGAACATATTTTGTATATTATGGGATAGTAAGCCTCCTTGCCATCAATATTCCATTGAGCAATATGAGAGAGCAATCCATGAGTTTTAAGAAAATTTACGTAACCTGCGTCGTTGTTTGGTACTTGGCTCATTTTTTAGGTGGCTGTGTAGGTGGTATTATTGGGTTTTTGCGAGGTCTGCCGGCTTTCTTTTTAGGCGGTCTTGACTCGGCGTTAATTAATTCTAAGTTCTTTTCGAACTTTTCTGGATTACGTACGCCAGCAGCCAATCTTAGGAACATATTTCTTCGTTCTATTTCTTTAAAGACCAAGGTCATAGCCTGTTTTCTATAAGGTTCGGATTCTTTTCTGCGTTTTTTCCAATCTATGAAAAATGGTTCTTTCGTAATATGCTCTGGCACTGGATCATCATCGGGGAAAAGTTTGTTTTCCTTTTCGATGTCATGACCATAATCACTCATCATAACACTAGCCATATTAAGCAAAAGTGGTCTGGATATATATTTACCGTTTTCTTGAAAACCTTTTAATATATCCGGACCAATTTTTCTTCGATGGTTGCCTGTTAAATTCCAAAGCGAATATAGATCTTCAATAACTTCATCTTCATTTGCGTATTTGTTTAGTTTTTCCTGAACTTGTTGGTTTACTCCCCGCACAAGCATTTCGAATTGTTGCTTATCGAGAGGATTTGGAATCTGGTTTATTAATGAAGTGTAAAGTTTCTCCATATTTGTTGGAAATTGTTTTACTTGCTCAATATAATTGTGTGCAAGTTGCGCTATGTCATTTTTTTCTATAGCTGACATAAATTTGGTGTCAATATTTTTTGTTTGTGCGGCACTAATCTTTTTATCTTTAAGTCGTTTTTTATATTGCTCAACAGAAGCCAAGCTGTATGGATCGGCCTTGTTAGTGCCAGCTAACTCCTGAGGCATATTAAGATTAACATTTTTCCCGCTGGCTCTGACAAAATTCAAATCATCTTGATACTCTTTATAAAATGCATTTAGAAATTGTTCTGGTGTTAGTGAGATATTATCAGAAAAGAATTTTGTTATGTCATAAATTGCTTTTTCTCTCTCTTTTGATTTCAGACCTGCAATTTCTTTTTGCAATTTTTTAATTGAATCCAAATCTTTTTGTGTTTTTGTTGGTTTGGCGTTTAAAGTCTGCATTTGATTGTTTTTGCTTATCATTTCATCATGATGACTTTCCAAAGCGAATCTTGTTTTCTTCATGGCATACAAAGCTTGCATCATTTCATACGTGCCTTGTATTGCTCTATAAATTTTTTGTCTTTGTTCAATAATGCCGCCTGCAGCACTAGGCATTACTCCACTAGTTGCGGAATCATAACCATCTGACGCCTTTTCAATATTTGCTTTTATATCATTGCCAAACAAGCATTGACCGGAAGTAAAACTTCTTGCTCCCTGCCGGCAATTTAGATCCTCCGACTCTCTATCTAATATCTGGATGAAATCGCCTCTGCCTCTAGCTGCGCCAGCCAAAAGATTTTGATCGAAATAGCGTTTCATTTCTTTGTTTACAATATTTCTAATTGTATTTGCATCACCATAATAATCAGGTGCTCTGGCACTACCAACATTCATGTATAATCTATCATTTCCCAAATCGCCCAACACACGTTCTTGTGCTAGCGAATTAAGCGTGTTTTTTGATCTGCCCATCAGCAATCTTGGCAAAGCTTGTCCTAATGGCATATCCTTCTTCGGTGTAACAAACCTATTCACGGCTTTTTTTATCACTACATGCAAAGGTATTGTTTGTCCAGATGCCTTATATTTACAGCCTTTTTTAAATAAAATATCCATTTTTGCATCAAAATCTGCTTGGTTGTGAAACCTGTTTAGATTTTTTGACTCTGCTGACATTCTCAAGGGGTGATGACTAAATGTCGAAGAAACGTCACTTCCCTGTTTGTAAGCCGAAGGATCCGCTTGCTGGTAATAAAAACGCTTTGCTGCTTCCACAACACTTTTTAAAGGACTAGTTGAACTTAAACCATGTTTATTAAGAATTAGTTCTAATTGTCTAGCTTTGTTAGGATCAATTTTTCCATCTTTCAAAGCCTTCCACCTAGAAAAAAGTCTATCAAATAAAATAGGATCAAAAGTTTTCTCGCCTAAACCCCTGCCAACCAAATCTGTTTGCGTGGTGTCAACTGTCAAATCTGGATCATCAGTATCATGTGGATATCTTAGCTTTACATCCTTGTACATTATCGTTTTGTTTAAAACAGGATTTTCCACAGTGTCAATTTTTTCCTTACCGTTTTGCAGGCGTGTAATTTGCATTTTTTGATGTGGAATGTCAGTTTTACGATTTATTTGTTTGATAAAGTCCTTGTCTCCGATGCCCTCAATTGTGGTATTGGGAAAAACATCTCCGATGCCAGCAACATCTGCTTGGCTAATTCCTTTTTGGTTTTTCAAAAAGTCAGCGAACTGGCCGTAGGTATAATTTTTTATTTTTAATCTAGCTAGGCGTGCTGCTTCTTTTCTGACATCACTTCTTTTGTAATTGAAATGAGGATTGCTCTTTTTTTTTGCTTTCAAATTTTCTTCAGCTTTACGCAAGTATATATTGATTAATTGTTTTTCCAGTGGTGATGTGCCTTCATCAGATACAAGTTTTTCTCTTTTGGGGAAGTGTCCTACGAGTCTTGCCTCATCATCCGTATCTGTTGGAACACTAATACCCCTACTTATGTCTTTTAATTTATTTCTGATGGCATCTTCAATTTCTTTCTTTGTCGGGAAAATAAAACCATCTGTAATGTATTTTGGCTCAATAGGTTTATCATCTTTGCTTCTGGCAATTCTTCTTGGATTATGCAAATCAAAACCGTCAGGTTTGCCAAATTCACCCTCTAAACTTTTGGCCAAATCTTTGAGGTGGGGATAAGCTTTGTAGCTTCTAGGATTTGACTCTGATCCTGTGACAAAGTTTGCAAATTCAATCTTATTATCAGCCATGTAATAATTGTTAATTTTGTTTATTATTTTTGATAATTCCTGCTTATCAGCCGATCTAAATTCTGGTCTATTTATAATTTTCGGATTTATTGTTTCTCCTGCTGGAAAAAGTTGAGTTGCCCTAGCCTTGGCAGTTGAATTTGCCATATCTTTAACTTTTCTGTCCTTGGCCCACTTTGACAATCGAGCAAACTGAGGCTGACTGTAGTAATTTTGAGCATTTAGCTCTTCTCGTTCTTTATAGTATTTAACAACCTCTTTGCGTAAGTGATCTAGGGTTACAAGATAGTGAAAAAGCATAACGTAGCGCTTAGCCATAGCCTGCGCCCAATCTCGCCTGTCAAACTGCTTCATCAAAAAATCTATATCGGTATTATTTAACAATTTAGGTATTTTAGGTACAGAATTTTCTATACCCTCGTTGATTATTTCAGAGCTTAGTTTTGTGGCAAACTGCTCATAAATACGGATCATGGCTTGCTTATCAGACATTTTGCTACCTCATCAATATATATTAGTATGAACGATTATTCAAGCGAGCTATACCTCAGCATGCCAACCACAAATTCAATAAATTGTGGACAGGCAAGCAATTTAGGAGTTTCAGACCCTTTAGATGTAGCTTTACTAGGGCCAAGACCGGGTAGAGCTAAAATAACTCAACAATTAAAAGATTACATTCTATTGATGCTTGGCGCACCTGTTGTATCAATCGAATTAGATGATCAACAGCTAGATGCAGCTGTTGATTTAGCATTTCAGATTTATGAAGAATGGGCTCCTATGGAGTTCTTCCGTTACTATGTTTTCAAGACTAATCCCGGTCAATCTATTTACAAAATGCCACCAGAAGTCGGCTGGATTAGGAATGTATACTACAAAACTACGCCAACATTTGCATTTAGTAGTAGTGACCTAGGTGGAGCTATACCTATTGAATATTTTTATCCCGGCGGCGCATATGCAAGTATACAAGGTGGTATGATAGACCCAACAACTCCTATCTGGGGTAGAGCCGGTGAATGGTCTTTATATAGTTCTTATGAGTATCAATATAGCCGCATAGCAAGTAATATCGGTGGTTGGGAGTGGTATGGTGGGTATGATCACATTAAACTATACCCTAGACCTCATAAAGTTCACCACGTTATTGTTCAGTATATCCAAAAGAATAATGACTATACAAGAGTCCAACAGGCTATGCAGGATGGTGCTTTAGCATTTGCAAAAATTATGCTTGGTCGCATTCGCAGCAAAATTAAGAATCCTCCCGGTCCTAATGGCGGTGTACAACTTGATGGTGACACACTTCTTCAAGAAGGGAATGAGGACAAGAAAAAGTGGCTAGAGGATCTAATTACTAGGTATGGTGATGTACTCCCCATAACTCTCGGATAGGCTTATAAGTATATAAACAATAACATACTTACAAATACGAATAGTGCTGGCAAAAACATAACCAGCACTCCTTCTCTGTATCCTGTTTTATATCCTTCAAAATATTCACTATTTTTTTGCATTTGATTTCTCCGATATGGATATAATTATGTATGCAAAAACTCAATCTTGGCTGCGGTCTTAAAAAACTCGATGGTTTTTTAAACATAGACATTGATAAGAATGTCAATCCCGATAAGGTTTTAGATCTTGAATCAGGCAAATTGCCACTCAAAGACAATACTGTAGATGAAGTAGTTGCCAATTATGTTTTAGAATACATTGGCGATGGATTTTTGAATTTACTCAAGGAAATCTACAGGGTTTGTGAGAGTGGAGCAACGGTAGAAATTCGTAGTGTCCATCCTAGACACGAAGAGTATCTATCAGATCTTGATTGCAAAAGACCAATTACACTCAATCTTCTGAGGCAATTAAGCAAGAAGTATTGCGCTTGGTATAAGGATTTTGCTGGTAAAACTAATGGTATTGCCGACAAGATTGATGTTGACTTTGAAGTAATGTCACACAACTTGTTAGTTGATGATGATTATATTGATTTGGTTAGAAATTCAAAATTTCAAGATTTAGCAGAAATAGCAAAAAGATTTAATAATGTTTATCGTGTAACCGAAGTGAAATTGGTGGTGATGAAATGAGTGACGTAAATAATTTTCCAAGAACTCCTCCTCCGTTCCCGCAGTTGCCTTCGCAAAATCCGCAGGGACAACAGCAGGCTGGTCAAGAAAATGTTGGAATTAATGATCTAGAACCGTTTATTGTGACTCTTGAAAAGCTAGGCGAGCCAGAACTAGCAGATAAGGTAGTTGCAGCTTTTGAAAAGAACAGTAGAACATTTTTTCAACTTGAAAATATTAGTAAGTGCTATTTCAAGCTGAAGAATTGGCATGGCGCTATGCGTAATGCAGAGAAGGCTATTGCCATATCTCCAGCTGAAGAATTTACTAACGTACTTAGAAGTAATTTGATTAACATTTATAATCGCTGCAATTATCCTGAAAAGGCTATGACCTACATCAAAATTCAGGAAAGAAACTCTGTAGGAGTTAGTTTGGCCTTAGACAAGGCTTATAGCTTGTATTTGCTAGAAAGAAAACCTGAAGCTAAGAACATTCTTGAAGACGCATTATTTAATCATGCAGATGAACTAGATGACGAGACAAAAATTAAGATCAGGTTTAATTTAGGTACGTACTACCTTTATGAAGATCGTTTGCAAGAAGGTCTGAGAAACTTCATGTTGGAAGGTGCCAAGATGAAGTTGTGGCAGGCTGAAGCTCTACAGGAAAGGAATAAGAAGCTTGGCTTTACTTTCTGGGAAGGCTCGCCCGATTGCAAAAATCTTATTGTGTACGGTGAAGCTGGTATTGGTGATGAGATTATCAATAGCAGATTCATGAAGCACCTAAAGGACAGAGGAATAAATGCTTATTGGTATACTGCCACACAGTCCGACAGGGATAAGAATGACAGGGTTGGCCTAACGCAAATTCTTAAGAAGAATGGTGTTCCGGTCATTGAAGACTTGGCAGAAGTTAAGAAGCTTAAATTAGAGGATGTGCATTGGACACTGTCCATGCGTTTGCCAATTTACCTTAACTGCGAATACAAAGACCTATGGTACGGACCATACTTGCATGCATGCCCCAAGTTTAAGAAGAAGTGGAAGCTTAAAGGCAATAAGTTGAAGATTGGCATTCGCTGGAGAGGCAGCAAGCATTATGAGCATGACTTGCATAGAAGCTACCCTCTCAAGCAAATGTATGACGTATTGAAGGATGTGGATGCGGATTTCTACAGTCTACAAAAGCATGATGGCATAGAAGAATTGCCTGATTTCCCAAAAATTATAAATGTTGAGGACAAGCTTGAAACTTTGGAAGATACTTTTGCACTCATCAGTAATCTGGACTTGGTTATTACATCTTGCACCAGCATTGCTCACATGGCCGCTTCGCAAGGTAAAGACGTAATTGTCATGGTACCAATCAGTGCATATTATCTTTGGTGTCAAGTAGGCAACAAGAGCCATTGGTATGGGGATAATGTCACACTTGTTAAGCAGAAAAATCCTAGGATTTGGGATGAAGCTATGTCTGAACTCACAGAAGTCCTGAAGAATAGAGGGATTGTAAAGTAATGGATGTATTTAATGTTCTGCGAACCTTAAAACAGTTTGGCGAAAATGATTTAGTAGCCGAAATACTTAATGTTTTGTCAAAAACAGCATTCACTCCTCAAGAGCATGCCATGCTTTGCATGCTCTTTTATTTCGAGAACAACTTTTCAAAGTCGATTGAACATGGTGAAAAAGCTATTGAAAATGAAGAATTACGTGCTGATGAGAATATAAAATTCTATCTATATGGTTCTTACAAGCAAGAAAATGAATTTGACAAAGCAATTCAAGTTATCGAGAGTGTAAATATCAAGGAGGCACAAGTTTCTTTGGCATTCGAGAAAGCAACGTGCCTTTACGATTCTAACAAAAAAGACGAAGCATACAAGCTTTTGAAATCAGTTGATCAAGATACTTTTAATGAACTAGAAAAGATCAAATACAATGCGGTGATGTCAAATCATTTACTAAGAAATGGGCAATTTAAAGATGGCCTTAGGCATGTTATTTTAACAAGAGACGAGTTGCAAAAAGTTGAAAATGGTCGCAATTATCATAACAGAATGGAGCTTCCTCTGCAATTTTGGGAGGGAACACCAGACTGTAAGAATTTAATAGTATATTTGGAAGCTGGTTTGGGTGATGAAATAATCAATATAAGGTTTTTAAATAATTTAAAAACCATAGGAATAAACTGCAAAGTATACAATATTTTTTATGAAAATGCGGAAAGAGAGGGACGAAAAGGGCTGCCTGAATTCTACACTAAAAATGGTTATGAAATGATAACCAAATTTGATCCAGAAGAATACAAAGATTATCAGTGGACTTATTCACAGTATCTGCCAATTTTGCTAGGACTAGAAGAGAAAGATTTGTGGAAAGGCCCATACCTCAAAGCAGATAAGAAAAAGCTCAAGGGCAAAAAGAAAATAGGACTTCGCTGGTCTGGAAATCGTTTCCCAAGATTTAGGAACTTCGCTTTGTCAGACGTTTACAATGCTCTAAAGGATTTAGATGTTACATTCTATAGCATTCAAAAAGATGAATGCATGGACGAATTAAAAGATTTTCCAGAAATTGTTGATTTGTCGGAAAAGCTTGAAAGTCTTTCTGACATGGCTGACTACATAAATTCATTTGATCTGACTATAACGTGTCCGACCGTAAGTTGTACAATTGCAGGCGCTTTGGATAAAAAATGTATAGTTTTAACACCCTGTTCTGATTATTACGTATTCAATACCAAAACTAACAAGACGCCTTGGTTTGGAAATAGCATGACGCTTCTAAGGCAAAAAACTCCAAAGGTATGGAGCGATGTAATGCCTGATTTACGAAAATTAGTAGAAAAGGAACTTAAGATTTAATGGATAAGAGAGTATTTTTCTTGTCGGGATTGCCTAGAAGTGGCTCTACGCTACTAGGAAGCTTATTGGGACAGAATCCAGACTTTACTGTAACTCCAACCAGTCCTATTCTAGATTTACTTTGCGCTACAAATGGCGCTCTGGACATGGTTAATAAAACATACACTTTTGACTATAAAACTAAATCAGAAAATATTTATAAGGCTATGATTGAAGGTTTTTATGCAGACATAAAAACCAAATACATCATCGATAAACACCGAGGTTATCCAAAAAACATAGTGCCTTTACGAATGTTTTTTGAACCTAACCCAAAAATTATTTGCACAAATAGACCAGTTGCAGATGTGCTTACTAGCTACATATCGTTGATTGAAAAAAATAACGATCCTGTAAACTTTGTTGACGAAGAATTACGCAAACAAGGATTGGCCGTCAATAGTGCTAATAGGGCCAAGATTTTATGGGAAGGGTTTGTATCTGATCCTTATAACAGCATGGTTCATGGCATCAAGAATGCCAGAAATAATCTGTACATCGTCGAGTATGATTCTTTAGTAAATGACCCAAAGAGAATTTTGAAAGAAATTTATGAATTTCTTGAGTTGGAACCATTTAACAAGCATCAATTCAACAACATTCACAATTATTGTGCAGAAGAAAAAGACCAAGCTTGGGGCTTGAGAAACCTGCATGATATAAGAAAAAATCTTGGCAAAACAAGTAAGCCAGCCAAAGAAGTCTTGGGGGCTTTTTTGGAATCTCATTACAATCAATTTAACCTAAAATATTAATATGAAAGTATTAAACAAAACTCTTTCTTGGTCACATAATTCTGAAGTAGAAGGAACCTACATCATCAGGATTAGGAATCACAAGCTTAGTGAGCAGATGGCCAAGCGATGCATGGATTCTTGCGAACAAGTTGGGCAAAAAGCTCAATATTGGGACGCATTTGATGGTACAGGAAATATGATGGAGGGGATAGTCGTCCCTCCTCATGCGCAGGAAAAGACTTGGTTGCCATGGTTGAAGCAAATAAATCATGAACTAACACCTCAAGAAGTTTGCTGTTTGCTAAGTCACTTTAGCTTATGGTGTAGGTGCATAGAACTTGATAGACCAATTGTAGCTTTAGAGCATGATGCTGTGATGTTGCAAAAATTCACACATCACATGGCAATAAACAGCATTGTTTATCTCGGCTGTCAAGAAATGGTAAGAAACAATTTCTGGAGCATAATTCCTCCTCATGCGCAGCTTAATAAAGATTATCGACACCTACTTAGAACGCACTCTTACAGCATTGATCCGTGTGCTGCTAAAAATTTAGTTAGCCACATTATTGAAAGAGGTATTCATACTTCTGCTGATTGCATGATGAGTTTAAATCGGTGCAGCTTTTTGTGTTTCGGCATTTATGCGATGGATGTGCCCGGTCCTACTACTATTCCAGAGCTTAGAAAGGAAAAAGAATGAACATGCGAGATAGCCTATCTTATGGCTACAACATAAAGGTAGAGCAAGCGTACATTCTTACTTTGCCGGGCAACAAACAGTCTGAAAGGATGACCAAGCGTTGTGTTAAATCATGTGAAGAGGTCGGTCAAAAATACGTTTTGTGGAATGGATTTGATGGTACTGGGGAAGGCATTATTGCTCCAAAACATTTAGAAAATGAACCTTGGCTCAAATGGATAAAGTGTCCAAACACTGCATTGAAAAATGGTGAAGTTGCGGCATTTTTAGGTCACGTATCATTATGGGCAAAATGTATAGAAATTGATCAGCCAATTGTGGTTCTCGAACATGATGCAGTTATGGTGAAGCCTTTTGTTGAACATCCCTGCCTAAATGCCATAGTTTATTTGGGATGCGAAGAGCAACAGGCAGGGAAATTGCAAATTGCGCCAGTCCCTGTACATTTAAAATGGGAAGGACTTAATTGCCTTTACAAAGCCCATGCTTATTCAGTTGATCCATTCATCGCCAGAAGATTGATGGCGAATGTTATTTCTAGTGGAGTCACAAGAAGCATTGATGTTTTCATGCGTGCAGATGTGTATACGCAAGTGCAGTTAGGACTATACGCATATGATGTATCGGAAGGAAGCTCTATTGTAAATAGAGACAAAACTCAAGAAGAAATAAGAATTTGCAGCAAGGTTTATTGAGTAAATTCTTTGATAAATTCTGGTTGTCCGTATAAATCGGTTTTCCCATTATCATGAACCATGCACGGCGTTTTATGCAAATTAATAAACTTTTTAATCTCTTCTTCCACATTTTGCGGCATAGGTTGGTCACATAAAATTATTTTAAGGTATTGACCTTTGCTCCAATCACCTATTGAAATAAGAACATTAGTCAAATCTGGACGCATCCAGTCTGGAAAAAGTCCCTGTGCCCATGCACAGAAGAATTTCTTGCAAACATGTGGTCTGAAGGAATAGACCAAGCACTTTCCTTGATGAAAAGCACATGGTCTATGCGGGTGAAAAGGAACGCCAAAAGCAT